TTAGATTTACCACCACCGATGTTCGCATCGGAGGACACCCCACCACCAATGGTGGATGATGCCCCGCCTCCAATGGAGGCAACACACAGTCCACAGGACAACACAAAAAACAAGGAGGAAAAAACATGAGTAATGTAAACCCGAAAAACGAGCGAACGGTTCTTTTTGGAACCGTGATAGATGAAACCAAAGACAAGGTGAAGATGAGTTGGTTGGATAGCCAAACGCAAGACATGCGTGAAGGCTTTGTCCGACAAGAAACCATTGCGGAACGCAAAACATTGAGTGATGGAACGACAGCGTTGTTCCTCAAAGATGCAAAGGTAGGAACAGTAAACATTCCTGTCGCATCCACTTACCGTTGCGAACCCGATGGTGCAGAACAACAAGACGCGGCAGACCTATGGAATGAGCAAGCAATTGTTCATACTGTTGACCCTGTTGAGGATGAAGCACCACCAATGGATGACGAAGCACCACCAATGAACAACGACACACCACCACCAATGGATGAAGACTACGATGACTCCGTTCCTCTCGCTACTACAAACGCGGCAGGGATGAACATGGAAGTTGGAGTGCAGAACAACGACACCGTTGAATTGGATGACGCAACTGCGGAGAAGAAAGAGAAGAAGAAGCGAGAAACAGCCGCGCAGAAAGCGGCGAAGGCTCGCGCTGAACTCTATGCTCAACCCGACAGTGAGATTGTTCAGTCCATGAACACTGACATTGGCAAAGCATTGGTTGGTGGCAAGCGACACACTGACTTCGCGGCTTGGAACTTCTCGGCTCTTGCGCTACCACAAGTTGTGATGGTTCAAGACCCAACCAACCCGCAGGACATTCGCTATGTATCGTTCACCAACAACGGCACACCTGTGAATCGTATTCTGTTGAATCCGAATGAGCGCAACCCCGATGCATCACCGGACAGCATTGAACACTACGGTGCTGTCATCAACCCGCGACTTGGACAGACATACCAACACCTTGACCACAAGGATTGGATGATTCCTTTCGCTGATGCTGTTGATGATATTCCCGGTGTGTCTTACGACCGCTACTGTATCAACAAGGGTGCGCGTGGTGCAATGACCATTGACATTACAGACATGGCAACCAAGCATCGCAAGGAAGCCGCGTCTAACTTGACAGGCTACCTCAACCTTGATGCAAACAGTGTGAACGCCATCCTTGCAGAAGAGAACGGTGGTCATCGCTGTGGCGTAACGCTACTCAATCCTCTTGATGGTAAGGGTGCGTTCTCCGCACACATGACTGTCATGCGAACCTACTGTGGCAACATGGCTATGCGTGGTGCGAACCAACTGATGTTCAAGATTCGCCACACCGCAGGTGCTATCGCCGCGTTTGACATTGAGGCAACTGCCGCATCGCTACGGTCTGCATTCCAAGAAGCACAGCGACACTTGCTCGCCGCGCATCTCATGAAGTGGATTCCTGTTGAGGGCAACTTCTTTGACAAGATGCTTACCATCTTTGAGTCGCACAAACTCATCAGCAAACCAACCGTTGCGATTGATGTTCACGACTACGACAAGTTGGTTCTTGCGCGAGAGAAGGGTGTTGCTATCAGCAAAGAACAGATGGAACAGATGATGCGCATTGGTCGCGGTCATGCTTACAAGGCTGTCCTTCATGGCTACACCAACCCCGATGTTGATTATGTCAATCTCCAAGAGAACGACCCTGCCAACACTGCCAACCACCTCATGCAATGTATCACAGGTATGCTATCCAACCAACCCGTCATCGTTGATGACCAAATGGCAAAGGGTGGCAAGACTGTTCAGCGTGTCCTAACAGGTGCAAAGCAAACAGGCATGGAAGGATTCATGAAGAAGACAACCAAAGCGACTGACCTCTTTGAGAAGATGGTTGAAGCAAATGTCAAGGTTTACTGCAAAGCGATTGGTCAAGATGTCTTGACGACTGATGACCTGCCAAAGATGAAGCAATGGTTCACTGACAATCCACACAAGATTGTTGCGCCGAAAGGAAAGAGCATGAACGCTACGCAGAATCTTGCTGATGTGCCGGAGTTCCATGACACATGGGCTTACAACGACAACGGAAGCAACCGCTTGAAGATTCTTACCGCCGATATGAAACTGTGATACCATCGCAGTGTGTTTAACACATAACATAACAAAACACGAAGACTCATTGGCTTAGTGTAGGCCACCGTAATGGTTCAAACTACATGGGAATGATGCACCCTTAACGCATTCACAATGTTCTATGGGGAGAGGGAGAACCCATCCCTCCCTCTCCCCACCCTTGACTAATGTTGCTCATGGAATGATGAGCGCGTCTGCAAGAATGGTGAATGAACATGAGCCAAAAGAAAGAAAACAAATACAAGAAAACTGATGAAGAAACAAACGCGGCGTTCGTCGCACGAATTGTCTTGGGTGAATCAAGAGCGATGCGCCCATCGGACATTCGTGATTGCGCAGACCTGCGTGTTTGGAGAACAAGAGCAAACAAGGCATTGAGGAATGAACAAGTGCAAGCCCATGCTTGCGAGGCTGTTCGTCTTGGTCTATTGTGCAAATGGAAAGACCCCGAAGTAAAGCGTATGGTCTATGCACCTTGCGACTTGATGCCGACATGGGCGGAAGAGAAACCTATTCCTGCTTACACAAAAGAGAAAGGCTACACTCGCGAAGTGGAACCATCTGTTGAGTTTAACAAGACAGATATGGAAAGGGTCGCGACAACACCGTTCTTGATTGAAGTCCTTGCCTCCTATCACATGGTAAGCATTGATGAAATCAAAGAGCGAATCAGCAACAAGATTACCACTGCTCGCATTGATGAAGACAACCGCGCACTGTTTGACATGCTCAAGGAGTTGGTTGCTTGACCATCATCAAGGACTTCAAAGGTGATGAACTGAAAGTGATTGAGATTCAATGTCCTGCTTGTGAAAAAGTAGGACACATGGTTTCAGTTGAACGCGTGTATCAACACTACCCCGTCTTCTTCAACGAAGACGGCGACCTTGAGTTTGAAGGCACAGTCCTCAAAGAATGGGGAGGCACAGACGAAGGCATTGATTGCAGAAGTTGTGGTGCATCATTTACTCGCGAACAGATTGAAGAAAACTATTCCATCCAAGTGAAAGGAGAGGATGAACAATGAGAGAAACAAACAGAACGATATTGACAGGAATGAATGAAGAAGAACGAAAGGTAGCAATTGAAGAAGCCTTTGGTGAGCCATGCTATGACTTGCTCGCAAGTCAGCAAGGCGACATCAACAGGGCTACTGCTGTTGTAAACTACCCACCCGATGACACAGGTTTGCCTCGCGTCACTTTGATTGGTGATTGCGGTTGTGTGAACCACAACACGAACAGTCATCAATGCAGGGATGGTTGGGGTTGGAAGTGGATTGCTCGCGACCTCAACATGACAGGCCATCGTGGTAGCCTCAAGGCTATCCCTTGTGAGTCGGGTAAGACAGCGCAGACACTTGATGTTGAAACAGGCGAGATGATTTTGCTTGTGCCATTTACAATGAACCCCGACAACTTCTATCGGTTTCAGCGAGCCGAGTGGGGAGATGTCAGCAGGGCAGACGCGAAGGACTTGGCCGAGTTTAACTTGGCTGTTTCCGAGGGACGCAACAATGGTTGGAAACCGGACGGTGATTCACAATGAAACTGTATCAATGCATCACAGCAGATAACATCACAGACATGGAACAGCGAATCGCGAATTGTATCGCGCTCGGCTACACTCCTATTGGTGGCATTCACGCAAAGCAAGTGAAGCACAACATCAAGGGCGAACAGACACAGTATATGCAATCACTTCTCTATGCACCAAATGCCGATAGTGCCTTTTTCACCGATACCATCGGCAAACAAAAAGCACTGTTGGAAGATGTCGTGGAGAACGCGGCTGAACCTTCGGGTGATGACGGCACAGGCTATCGCTTCTGCGAGGTTGATGCAGACATCATTGAGGTCATCAACGAACATCTTAACGGGGTGAGCGAATGATAAGCAACGATTTGAAACTACAACTGATTGGTATTACAACTCGCGCAGAACTGAATGAGTGCTATGATATTCTCAAGCATGTCGGCCATACGCTAACCCAAAACGAGAAGTCCGCATTCAATGTGGGCGATGAAGTCTATTGGATAAGCAAGAAGAAAAGTGGTAAGCGAATTGATGGTGTCATCACGAAAGTCATGAAGCAGAATGTCAAGGTTCGCGTTGGATTTAATGAGTGGAAGGTTCATCCTTCATTCTTGAATCACGCGGATGAAGAAGATGAAGAGCCAACATTCAATATATTGACGGGGGAGTTTGAATGAGATTAATCAAAGAGAAAATACTGAAAATATGGAACGAAACACAAGACGGTGGTTGCTTCATTGACCCTTCGCATACGAACGGTCTTGCACCTTACAACATGGACAACATGTTCGCAGATGACCGCGCAAAGCGATTCACAGGTTTGGTTAATGGATTGATTGCGAAGAACAATTGGATTCCGCTTGGTGAAGAATCATCACAGACATTGACGCGAAAGATTCGTGATGCGAAAACATCACCGAGGACTTACGCTATCATGAGGATTGATGGGGTTTCATACGATTCGCGGATTTTGTTTGATTACCTCAAGCACTACCAAAGAGCAAGCGATGTGATTCATTTCTTCAAGATGACGAATGTGAAAGTGGATGCACCTATTGTTATCACGACAAACGAAGAATGGTATTTCATCGTTGCACCGCGAGTAGCACCGGAAGGACAAAAGAACACTGATGCAGTGTTGTTCAATCCTCCCGCAGACATTTGGGATGACACACCACCACCTATGAATGACGCGCCTATGACATTCAATCCAATTACGGGGGACTTTGAATGAAGACATACTGTGGCATTGCAGATGCGCATGGGCTTGAGTCTTTCATGGAATGTGAAGGGATGGCTAAAGCACCCTTCACTCTAACAATGAGAGCGCAACTAAACCGACAACGACACGCTATGGTATATTGGGTTGAACTACCCGATGACAAAGCAGAACAGATGAACGAGGCAATCAAGCAAGCGCAAGAAGATAACAATTGGCATACGCCGTTGTTGCTCTTGAAGAATCCCGACTTTACTGATACAGTAGCGTTTGAACATTCAATGAAAGACAGTTGGGATATGATACCCAATGACAGACTTGACCCTTATTGGAGTAGTGATGACGAATGAGCGTTTGGTATATTGGCGACCCATGCTACGCGATTGAAGACGAACGATGGCAAGAGTTTGTTGAAACCGCACATGCGAAAGAGAAAGAACTCAAACGCGAAGGATATGGCGACAGCGACCCGTTTGAAGGAGATGGACTCTCATTCAATTGGGAATGGATTGATGAAGACGGTGATGAAAGAACCAACCGCGTCTATGTTTACAATAGTGGACTTGGCGGAGATGGTAGCGTTCATATTCAAGGTGGCCTTTGTGTTGACGCAGGATGGTTGAGCGTTATGCCGATTGGTCTATGCAAAGGACTCATTGGAACGAGCGTTGGCAATCATGGTTGTCATGCCGTTGTTGATTCACAATTCCGTCCTGTCTTTGACATTGACACACACAATCACCCGCATATTCGTTTGACGATTGACGGGGAGATTGAAGACGACAACTATGGCTACCGAGAATGCGATGAATGCGGAGAGTGGAAACTTGATGCAGAAATCATTTGGAGTAATACTCAAGGCGCGGTCGGGGACTGTTGCTATTTGGGAGAAGAGGAGTGATACCTATGGAAACAAAACAAGAACAAGAAAAACATGAGCATGAAGAACGAAAGACAGAAGTGTATAACATCAGCGATGCGCTACATGAATTGGAGGTGGACTTGCGACACAATGCAAAGTTCCCGAAGACAGATTGGAACGGGAAGAAGGAACGCACAGACCTTATCCGCATTAGCGGTGGTTGGGGCGCGCCTTCTCTTATCATCAACAAGACGCAATGCAGAAAGTGGATGCGAGAACACTTCCAACAAGAACCAACACAGCCGAGCAAGCATTGGGAGAAAGAAGGACAACTCTATGTCAGTCTTCGGCGGTCAACCTATTGGGTTTGGGTTAGTTGTGGTGAGAACCGCTTCCGAACAGCAGAAAGCAAAGCAGGTATTCAAGCAGGAGAGGACGCGCGAGATGCGCTCTTTGCTGTCTTAGAAGACGAAGCACCACCACAAACGGACGGTGATGAATGATGGGATATAGAAGCAGTGGCGCAATGTGGTTCAGCCAACAAGCATTAGACGCAATCAGTGATGAGCAGAACCAATTGATTCAGCGCGACATTGAGAACGACAGTTTTACTTTCGTTCACAGCGACGCAGACACAGACAATCATGGTATCATTGATGGCATCATTCTTGAGTTTGAGTCTTGGAAGTGGTATGATTCTTACAAGGACATTCAAGCATACGAGGCGATGTTTAAGATGCTTCAAGGTGCAAAGATTCCTTACGACTTTGTTCGTATCGGTGAAGACCCAAGTGATGTTGAATGCCGCGAGCATGTCAAGTTTGTTATCACTACATCTTACGAGGTGGTTTGAAATGGGAACGCGAAGTCTAACAGTATTTGTTGATGAGCAAGGAAAAGAAGTTGTTGTCATGTATCGTCAATACGATGGCTACATTGAATACTACGGAAGGAAACTACACGACTACCTTCTTTCGTTTGATAGAGTTGTCAATGGTATCAAGGGCGATGATTATGTCAAGAGGACAGCCAATGGTATGTCTTGTCTATCAGCGCAAACCATCATGCACATGAAGAGTCAAATTGAGAACCGCGACATGAACAACCGCGTATTCAATCCCGACACCGGACTCATGGATTCCCCGCTTCAAGAAGGCAATCACTGTGGTGGTATCTATCTTTACCCCGCAGGAACGAGAGATTGTGGAGAAGAATACATTTACATCGTCAAGTGCAGTGTGAAGAAAGGTATTCACCTCGCGGCATGGAAGCCGGGTTGGAAGTCCATTGAAGACCAACTCATTCACGAAGGATTTATCCGCGATGAAGATTGGATTGATTCGGCTTTGAAAGGTGAGGCTATTGCTCATGAGAAAATCAATGCGGCTTGGAAAGTATGGGACGCAAAGAAGAAGGAGGTGCAACAATGATGCGCAAACCTATTCTATGCACCGATGGAACAGTCATCAGCGTTCAAGCATCAAGCACACACTACTGCTCACCGAAGAGCGATGGTGCTTTTGCATACAGCGCGGTTGAGGTATTGATTGACAAACCAAACGACCCCGAAGGCTACAACAAGACGGACAAACTTCACACTTGGATGAGTGCCGAAACTCTAATGGAACTCATCAAAGAGCATGGAGGTATCATCGGAGGACAACTCCCTCCGCTTGACTTTGGTAATCATCAATTGGTTGATTCAGCACAACTCAACATTGCTAACGAAGGCAACGCATGGTGGGAAGCGCGCCAAGCAGAAAAGAAAGGAGATGAGGAAGAATGAACAGACAAACAAACATCAGTGAAATGAAATTGAAAGAACGAATCAAGCAACTTGAAAAGAGAATCGCGGAGTTGGAGAACGAGGTGAACAATTCATGAACATCTTCTTCGTTCACAGAAACCCTGTCATTGCCGCGCACAGTCTATGCGACAAACACTTGAGCAAGATGACCATTGAGAGTGCGCAGATGCTATCGTCTGCGTTGATTCGTCATGGCTGTCCCTCAAGTAAGTTGCCACTTACAAAGGGTGGCACTCCGTATCGCGGTGGCTATCCCAATCACCCCTCAACTATTTGGGCGGGCGACACAAGTGGAAACTACCGTTGGTTATGTCTGCATGGTCTTGCACTCGCATACGAATACGAGTTGCGATACTCAACCAAGACTGACAGAAAGGAACATGCATGTAAGAAACCAATTCAGCACATGTGTGGTTTGATTGACTACATACCTCACGGCGAACTCACGCCTATTGCTCGCGCAATCAACAAAGAAGAATACCCAATCCTGCATGATGAAGAGCAGTGGCCGAACGGCGTTCTCGCCTACCGCGCTTTTTACATGCTTGACAAGAAACGCTTTGCAGTGTGGGGCAAAGGCAGAAAACCGCCCGCGTGGTGGAACCCCGACTTTACATTGGAGATGAAAGAATGAATCCGCAAGAAGCAATTGAAAAACTGATACAGAAACAAGCACAGATGATGGCCGAAGCGCAAGCGATGGCGATGCGAGCAGACAAACTGAAACGCATTGTTGATTTCCAAAACAACCCCTACGATGGTTGGGTTCTTGTGAGTCTTGACATTCAAGGAACAAGGGCAAACAGAATCGGCTTACATCACCCAAGCGGAGTAAAGATTCGCTTGAACTGTAATGTTGAACTTGAAGTTGAAGACGACAACGGCGACATTGTGAAAGTGTCCGAATACATTGGAGGCGAGGAAGAATGACAATCAAAATGAACAAGAAGACAAGATGGCCGCGCGCAGAACTTGATGCGATGGTTCAACAAGGAACGATTACGAAGCACCAAAGAGATAACTCACAGATTATCAATTACCGCATAAGGAATGGCGGACGGTGGCATGAGATGCCATTCAACCGTGAGCAATTGCAGAAAGCATTAGACGGGAACATAACTCTCATCGCAAGCAGACTATCAACCGCAAACGAACAGGCGCGAGCCTATGCACTTCTCAAATACGAATACGACAAACTGTTCAAGATTGCATTGGACGCAGGGGCGATTGAGTATGATGGTAAGAAGTGTCCGAAGTGCGGTTCAACCAATACCACATCAAGAAGCCAACGACACATGACACACGATGGCGCGTTTACAGAAGCGTGGCTTGATTGTGTGTCATGCGGCGAAAGCGATTACAGGGGGGACAGATTTTGAACATCACATTTGAAAGATACACAGACAACTACGGCGGACGCGTATCACTGAAAGGGCTACCATTCGCTGTTAGCCAAGAGTTGAAGGTTCACTTGCCATTCCCGCAAGCGTTGTGGAACGGCTCGGCATGGGCTATCCAAGACAGACCCGCAGTGATTGAGAAGACTCTTGCTTTCTTGATGATGCACGATATAGAAGTGCCGGGCTTGAACACGGATGATTGTCATGTTGGCACAGACGCAACGGCGGAGTTCGCACACCCCGACAAGTTGGTATTGCGATGGTCGTTTCAATCAAACTACAAGGACATCAACACAGCAATGAAGCAAGCCGCAGGTGGTAATGCACGATGGAACAAGGGCGACAAGTCGTGGTCTATTCCTATCAACACAGCCGTGGCAGTGGCGAACGCTGTTCGTCCTCACTACGCACCACTTGCTGATGCGATTGATGAAAGTCCTCATGTCAAGTCTGCGCAAGACGCAACCATTCAACGAGTTGAATTGTCAAGCGCAGTTGATACTGACATTGAGTTGCCCGATGATTGGGGTTGCTTCCCACATCTGCGACCGTATCAACGAGTTGCACCCGTCATGTATCGCACAGGTGGGCGCAACCGTATTCTCATTGCTGATGAGATGGGTCTTGGTAAATCACTTCAAGCACTTGCATGTGTGCAGTTGGCTGAACACGAACGCATCCTCATTGTTTGCCCCGCAATCGTGAAACACAATTGGGCGAACGAGATTGTCAAGTGGTTAAATGAAAACTACTTCATCATCAACGGTTGGAATGGCGACATTGAAGGAGTCCGTTTCAACATCATCAACTACGACATCTTATCCAAGCGCAAAGACCAACTCAAAGCACAAGGCTATGACTGTATCATCTTTGACGAGGTTCATACCATCAAGAATCAAAAAGCCGCAAGAACGAAAGCGGCACTTGAGATTGCTAACAACCTTGACGGTATCGTTGCTTTGTCGGGAACACCTATCCTCAACAGACCGAATGAGTTTTTCACATCACTCAACATGATGCTACCCGCAATGTTCAGCAACTATTGGACTTACGCACAGCGTTATTGCAATGCGCGTCGCACAGACTTTGGTTGGGACATGTCCGGTGCAAGCAACATTGAACACAGCGCAGACCCGACAGTGCCACCATTGAATCACCTACTGCGTGATTTCATGTTGCGTCGTTCTATGGACGACCCACGGATTGCAGGAGAGATGCCGAGTATGATTCAATCAGTCTTGCGCATTGACCTACCCGAAGAAGCCGAGAAAGCATACAAGGTTGAACACAACTCTTGGATGGAGGAATGGCAGAAGCAACAATCCAATTGGGGTTCAACAGACGCGGGCTTTGCTCTCAACATGATGACCGAGTTGCGACACATTGCAGGACGACTCAAGGTGGAGGCGGCAGTGAAGTGGGCTACCGATTACTTTGAACAGAACGGCAAACCTCTCGTCATCTTTGCGCATCATAAAGATGTCATTGAATCATTGTGGACAAAGTTGCGAGCCAAGTTTCCATCAACAAGAGTCATCAGTGGCGACACCAAACAAAGCGATAGGGAACAGAACATACTCCACTTCCAACAAGGTAGCGTGGACTTCCTTATCTGCTCAACAATGGCAATGAAGGAAGGAGTCAATCTTGACCATGCTAACACAACACTGTTCGTTGAGCGCGAGTGGGTTCCGGCTTGGGAACAACAAGCCGCCGCGCGTGTTCGTCGTATGACACAAGAGAGTGCAACCTGTCATCAAGTTATACTGTCGGCAAACAACACCATTGATACGATGTTTGACGAAGTGGTTGAAGCGAAGGCTGAACTTGTGAAGCAGATGCTTGATGGTTCAAGCGGTCAAAGAAACGCAATCGTGAACGAGTTGAAGCAGAAGTTGAAAGACGGTAAAATGGTGATGATATGAGATTAACACAAAGGAAATGTGCAGTGCGCACATGCAAAAACCCCGCGCCTTCGGGCTTTCGTAAATGCAAGAAGTGCATGGGATTTGAACTGCAAACATACGCACCAATAAAGGAGGAAGAATAATGCCAAGAACAGAAACCTACATGATAACAGACCGAACAGGAAACCAAACAGCATTGAAGAGGATGGATGACGAAGCGTTAGGCAAACTCGCCTTCTGCGCATCAACAAAGGTGCGCAAAGCAATGTATCATTTGCTTGAAGTGCGAAGAGAATTGTTGAAGCGCAACAAGGAACACCCGAAGCACATTGTCAAGCCCGAACTCAATGTGTTTGATTCAGCCTTTGCTCTTGCCATGAACGACTTCAACGGTAAATACAAAGCGCAGATTGAGAAGTATGGTGTGCCGTTCAACACGGAGAAATACCCTCACTGCGACCACAAAGACTATGCTGATACTTTGACCGGCGCAAAATGCAACGACTGTGGTGAAGAAGTGGGAGGCGAAGAAGAATGAGATTTGCTTACAGCGCATCATGGGATGAGATTGAAGAGATGCTCAACCAAGCAGAAGCGGAAAAGAATAAGCACAAACTGACGATACTCAACAAGAGCATCCCTACACGCATGAAAGAACAACCAATGCGGGATTACAAAGGATTGCAAGGGGTGTGTAATGCACTTCGTTGGGTTCTTGGAGATAAGGATATGTCCCGCGCGGAAGTCTTAGGGAGAGATGAACAATGAGTGCGAGCATGGACGCAGAAGAACTTGAAGCAATCATACTCAAAACCAAGTGTCCGAACGGATGCAAAGCGTTGGCTGACATGATTATCATGCGAACCGCGCATGATGGAGTGTATGACCACACGGATATTCATTGCGATGAATGCGGTGGTGTGTGGAACACAAGTATGATTTTCATGCCCGCTTTCAGCGAATGAGATTATAACCTTCCGCACCTTCGGGGTGAACATGGGAGAGCGTTTGAACACCTATTTCATTACCAATGAAGACATCAGCGACGACGGAGTTGTGCGAAGACCGTTCAACAATTCACGAATACACGCAACCCAAATGATGTTTGAGAAACCCGATGGCACAGCCGCGAAAGTAATTGAATGCCTACCTGCAAGTGAAACTCTATGCCCCGCAATCTGTTCTTGTGGTCAAGAAGTAAATTGCTCACGAATCACATTGATGCTTGATGACGGCAATGTTGCCTATCCCGCATCGTGCTGTAATTCCATACAATTTTTTGATGGGAGGAATGAGCAATGATTGACGATTGGACACCACAACAAGACGACATAGATTGGACGCAACAACATATCAACACAATGGCTGTTGGTGATACATGGACTGTAAGTGGCGCGCTAATTGAAAAGACGAGCGACAAGGAACTAACCCTGCGACAATACCCTGCGGAATCCGCAATGGGGATTGAGCGAGTAGCGAGAGTGTGTGCGGAAATTGATATTTCTTTCAATGCGAAAGAGGCGCAACTCATAGAAGACCCGTTAGAAGCCGCACAGAACGCCGCGAAAGAATGGGCTGACCCCGAATCGGGAATACCTCTCGTAAACTTTGACCTTGAAAATGCTGAATGGATAATCAATGTCGTTCCCTCGCAAGACGAAAGTGGCACGACTGTTCTCATAGACCAATGGACTGTGCGCATCACTCACACACAAGACGAAGAAGAGGGAGATGTTCACGAAGTTTTCATGACACCTATGGATTATCACCTCATCGCAGGTGATGACCTATTTTTCAATTGGCAAGGCTACCGCGTCATTGAAAGAGAAGAAGCAATCCTCTTGGCTGACGATGCTTCTTTGATACCTATGCTTCAAGACGGAACGGTAATTCTGTTCGGGACTCAACACGGAGAGATGGCTGTTCCACCTCACATGCGCGGAATGCTTGTGAGTCGCAACACGAATCTTGGTGAAGAGGAATGATTGACTTTGAGGCGTTGGCTTCCGTTGTCGCGTCTATTCAAACTGCTGAAAGCAAGAAGGAAAAGCATTCTCTTATCGGTGTGCTAATGCGTGTGAACAAGACACAGGTGGAAGACATCATTGCTCTTTGTTGCGCCACACCGAGAGATGCCGTGAAAGACCATCACATCATCAAACTCATATCCGACTCATACGGATTGTTCCCCGAAGAATACGAATCGTTAGGACACGAAAAGGAACTACCACTAATCCTTGCGGACGAATCACCCACGGAAGTTGAACGCTCTTTGACTTTGAGAGAGGCGCGGGAGTTGAAGACGAAACTCATAGAAGGAGAAGCAATACACATAGATACCATTTCCAACTCTATGAGTCAAACTGCCGCGAGAGCCTTTTGGGGATTCTGCTACGGAAGAACACTCATCAACTATCGCAATTTGATGGGAGGCGTATGCTCGGTTTCAACCTACACTGTTGAGCGACTTCAACAGGCACGAACAATCATGCCCCCGCATCAAGTGGTGCTGAAAGCATTATCGGGAACACTCCCTGCGGAACACACAATCCAACCCTCCTATCCTTTCATGGCCCCGCGCTATTCACGGTGGCGATATTGGTCGTTGCCATTCAAGGAAACTCACTATGACATAGTAAACCCAAGCCGCTATTACGCGCACCGGAAGACCGGAAGGGTATTTTCGTTTGACCGTTTAGGGGTCGCCGTAGCGCGCTCACCACACTTACCGATTGATGGCGATTGCGTAGCCGAGATTGATGAGAACAACAATGTCGTTGAGTGGTTGTTCACGGAAGAAGACCCGGAGATTTGGCGCAAGCCTCGTATTGAAAGATGTGTGAATCCGCGCATTGTTGAAGACGAATCACATTTGAGAAGGTTGGTTGAGTCATTGAGTCGGGACGAATCGTTGCGTCTTATGGATGGCGAGCGACCGTATTTCCATAGCGGTGCTGTGGGTGGCTTCATCGTGCCTCGCAGAACATTTGACCTCCCGCTTCTCGTTCTTGGTGGAAAGAGAGATGGCAAAGGAATACGAATCAAGGTTGCCGCGCTTGACGGATTTGACCCATACCCTGTCGGATATTGCTTCGTGAAAGAAGAGAACATACCCGACATACTTACGCCTCTCTTTGAATCAAATGTATTCCGTGAATGTCGTGAAGGACTTGTAGGTATCTTTCACGCATTGGTGTTTGATACAAACACGAATCACTTGCGCGCCCCATACCTAACACGAATTGATACCACGCTCGGCATAAGTGATGCTGTGCAGATTGGAGATTTGATGGAGAGGGCGACGCATGAACGATGACTTCTTCCTCGGTTGGCTCGCAAGAGAATGTCGGTTTGAAGCGAGTGTGCATTTTGCGCCACGAACACGAATCGGTTATCGCATCAATAGACGAATCAAGGTATCACGCAAGGATGAACCCGCACTGAACATGTGGCTCTCCACGAAAGGAATCAATGCGCGCATCATCAAAGACAAGGAACAAATCATGCGGCTGATAGTGCTACTGCGCCCTGTGGCAAAGCATGTCAAAGACTTGAATGGAATGAATCGTATGCTGAAACTGTTGGAGATAAACCGCAGACGGCTCACCCACGAAACACTACTGAAAGCGATTGAGTTGATGGAATACGAAGAGTGAGCATACGCCTCTCTTTGAACACACTTCTTGAATTATGGTTCTTGTATTGAAGGAAACTTATCTTGTTATTCTTTCAATAAAGAAACGAGAAATCAAGAATTGAAACATCAAAAAGAGGGGACGGAGGGAGAGTTGAAACTGTGGGGAAGAAACAAACAAAACCGCCACATGTGAAAGGTGAGAACCCTCCGTCCCGGTTGTCTATTTGCTCCATTGCTTATAAACCCCGCACCAACCGTGGCGGTAAGGTCGGTGAAACGATGAGTGAATTAAAACCCCAAACAATTGAACAAGTGATAGGCGCAAATGATAGTGCCTTACCGTATTTTTACATTGACGAATGGCAAGACAACCCTCCAACGAACCTCCTATTTGACGGAGTGCCGGGGACGGGTAAGACAACAGCCGCTTATGTCTTAGCACATGAACTCGGCTATACTTTGTATGAGTTGAATGCTTCCGACGAGCGTGGCATAGACGCAATCCGCAAGCGTATCAAAGAGTTGTCAATGTCCGCAGGTCTTTGGAACAAAATCATGATTCTTCTTGACGAAGCAGACGGTCTAACGAAGCAAGCGCAAGAGGCACTACGCCGCATCATGGAAACGAGCGAATGTATTTTCATACTGACATGCAATAACTTCTCGGCCATCATTCCTGCGCTTCGTTCACGATGCACACGATTCACATTCAAGCCACATTCTTCAACTGCTGTCCGCGCGTATGTGGAACTATTGAAGAAAGAAAACATCATTGATGACGCGATGCAAACTAATGCAGACGAGTTAGCAATCTATTTCGGTGGTGATTTGAGAGCAATTCAAAAGCATCTCATCAGCAATCTGCCTTTACCGCAGATTCAGCAAGAGATGGATATGGCGGCACTACAAGTCGCCGCAGGTGATTGGGAGTCCCTTCACCGAACAATGTCGGGTATGGTGGCAAGCGGAGTAAATGCTCACGGCTTGATGCACCGCATCCATGAACATGTCCTTTCCATAGGACTTGATTCAAAACAACTATATACCTTCTTGTGTGTGTGGGGAGATTTCGTGTTAAGAATGCACGAATGGCCCCTCGGAGTTCAGTCCTTTTTGGACTACTTTGTGGCAACCCTTTACACGCAAGACGCAAAAAATAATGGAGAGTGAACAATATGAAAATTGGAAACGGAAACAATGAAGACGAAAAGAACGAACAAACATACCACACTGAAGTTGAAGAGCGACTAAAGTGGTGGGCTGAAAAGCATGGTAAGACCATTGAGGAAGCGCGCGAGCAATTTGCCGCTTACTTGTTGACAGACCTCGGCATCAGTGAACCAAGCAAAGAGGATGACGACTTCTTGATTGAAGCGGCAGAATCATTCATGGTTGAACGCCGTGTTATGTCAAGCACATCATCAGCAAACGCAGTTGGACTTGTTGGATTTTTCACCGGCTTTGATAGCAAGGTGAGAGATGCGCAAGAACGAAAGCGCGCCCCTGCTGTATCAGCCGCACTGAACGACTTGAACGATGCGATTGCTACGGGACTTGTGGCTCGCGCCTATACCGAAGATGGCGTATGGATGCTTGAGAAGGCTGATGGTTCGGTCAAAACAGAAGAAAGCGCAGATGAAAAGCCGTGGTTCTTGTTTGAAGAGCATGGTCTTTCAATCGCCATCTTACAGAACAACCCGGATTGGAGTCGTCATGGCGAACCCATCACACCTTACCGATGGCAACGCACTTACCACTTCTATGGGAACACAAAGGATGAGTTCATTGACGAGCAAGAACACTTGCGAATCACTGTCACTTCAAAGAACCCCGATGAGTGGCACATTCCTCAAATGTATTCACCATGCACACTCAAAGTGAGAGCGCGCAACAGTGTATCAGCAGGTTGGGAAGATGTTTGGAACGCACTACCGTTCCCTTCGGCAATCACCTACGGTGATATTGTTGAAGAACAATACAAAGATGCTGTCAAACCGGAACGCTTGCTACCTACCTCCGGGCGATTTGTCAAGGACTTGTCAACGCTTGGTGAACTGTATCAAACCAAGAGCGAAACGATTGCGGGAATACCAAACCCTGTCGGTCCAATGGTTGTCATCAAAGCGAAGGTGAGCGACATGCGACTTGAACCGAGCGACTACGAGTGGGACCCATCCGGCCACACTTACTTCATGCGCGTCACTTCCTTTGACTTGATGCGCTCCTTTGAGGACAACCGCCGTGATGTCGGAATTGGCATTCATGGTTTCCTCGGTGATGAAGGACGATGCTTTGAGTATGCTACCGAAGAAGGCTACAAACCATACGCTATCAAATCCACAGTATTCATTTACGGTCGTCTTGGTATGAGCGTAAAAGACGATGTTGAGATTCCAAAAATCAACGCCGTTGGTATCTATGCAGTTCCACGCCTCGCAATCCCAAGTGGTGAAGGCGGACACACAGGTGTGGACCAATTCAAAGGAGAGTGAAATGAATGGCTAATCTAAAAGACCTACAAAAACAAGCAGAAGCAGAAACAGCAAACGAAGATGCGCAACAAGCAGTTCCTAAACAGGAACAACCCGTTCAAAGCGCGCCTATCGGTCTAAGCGTATGGGATGAAATCTCCCAATCCGCAGACTACCTACCCGACAATCAAACCTTCATGGGTCTTGTTGGACCCGAAGGTGTTGGTAAGACAGGCATTGTTCTTGACAGCCTCACAGACGAAGAAGTGGAAAGAGGAGATGTTATCTTCGTCCTTGACTTTGATGGTGGCGGTCAAACGATTCGTGCTACACATCACAGAAACATATCCAAGAACATTCGTGTTCTCAATCCGAATGTGATGCAATCGGGAGATGCGCGGGATTCATTTGACTACCCTGCTACCCACCGACGCGTCATGAACATTGGGCGGACACTTGTTGATTGGGCCGCTAACCCCGGTAATCGCCCCCTCTTGAATACAGTTCTTGTGACAGGTATTGATGAGTGGGACAAGGTTGCATCCAACTGTATGTTCATTGAAGATTTGGGAACCGCACCCGATGGTATCGGAGCGAAGGTTAAGCCTCATGAGCAAGTAGGAATGCGTTTCAATTGGCAGATTCGTTCAACCCGTTTCCATCAACTGACAGCAATCAGCAAGACTCTCATGGGTCTTGGAGTTCGCGTCTATTGGGAAACCCACTTCAAGGACATTCAAGACAAGTCGGGTGCTATTCTCGGCAAGAAAGCCGCGTGGGAGAAGAACACTTCGGCTCAACTCAATCAAGTCCTTTGGTTCCACAAAACAAAGGTGCGCGACGAGAACAATGCCCCAACAGGCGAAGTCCGCTACGAAGTTGAGTTTGTCAAGTGTCGCACAAATCCCGAACTGTTGGACCAACGACGACTAATCATGAGGACCAAGAAAGGCGAATCCCCCGAATGGTATGGACTACCGGAATTGAGAGAGGGCGGCATTTGATGTCCGACGATTACACAGACGAGTGGCCCAAGACAGGCACACCTGCACATGACGAAAGCAGACCGCGCGGTTTCCACATTGACTCCGATGCGCCGTTGAGTGAGAAATACCCTCCTTACATTCCCGACCCCGCGTGTATGGAATGTGGAGGTGAAGGCTTTATTTACATTCAAGTGAGCCGATTCTCTTCCCATGATGGCGAGATGGAGATTGACATTGAGAAGGACCCATGCGACTGTATCTTCAATCACATGACCGTTGTAGCCGACCCTAACTGCAAATCTTGCGGTGGGACAGGTGAGGTTGAGGAAGTGAAGATTGTTTCTAACAACGGCGTTCAAGAGCGCGTAACACAGAATTACAGTTGTCTTTGTCTAAGGTATGTGCCAAGCAGTGAACCGAATGAGGGTGATGATGATGGCCGCTAAGTTGCCGGACGCGTCTAAATACCCGATTCACATTAGCGTATCAAGCCATCTAACATCATCCAATTACCTTTGCCGCAACGCGAAGGAATACACACCACCTCCGGTGAGAATGATGGATGATGATAAATGGCATCAAGGAAGACCACTATGCCCGGAGTGTAAGATTGAACACATCAAGAGATTTGGAGAGGAACCAAAATGGCCCAAGCAATAATTGACAGAAAGAAATTACTCGGATTCATCAATGGATTCGGAGAGAACATAGAAGACATGCTACTTGAAATCAAAGATAACCGCGTCTATGGCGCGGTTGATACTCCAACGCACTACTGCGAGAAGAGTATAGGGATATTGATAGCGAACGAAGTGAAGTATCGCCCCGGTAAGGTGTATGTGAATGATGTGTCAAAAGTCGTGACATTCCTTAAAGCATCTTCGCAAGAGTTATGTATATTGACTCAATGGGAAGGCTCTTTCAATTTGAAAATAGGGAACAACGCCTTGAGCATTCCGAGCCACACACACATTCGTTCAGCGATGACTGTTGACCGCGCGAAAGCGGCAATCCAAGAGATGAGGAGCAACAACTTCACCAAGATTGGACCATCACCACTGAATGTCAATGGCAATATCAGCGTCATTGAGATGAAGGGTATGGAGGTTGGAGTCAAGGTGGCAGGTAAAGATGCACCATGTCGTGTTCGTGTCAATCCTACTGATGCCGAAATGGTTATCACGATGGGGAACATTGTTGGGGGCGCGAACATGAGTCGCACCATTGATTTGACAAGTGTTTGGGGTGATGTTGAAACCACCACATACTTTGGTTCGCACCTACCAAGCACCTTGCGCTGTATGGACAGTGGCATTGTTGACTTCTATATGGGTGAGCAATCTGCTCTTGTGTTGGACCACCAAGAAGAAGACACACTACTGATTTTGAAACACCAACAGGGGGTAAACTGATGATTGTTGATGCAATATACCATGATGATGAAGCACCTACTATTTACAAGCGACACCGTGATGACAAGGGAGAATTGATTGAAGAGAGAGTTGAAGGCTACCTTCCGTCTTTCTTCGTCCCGCAATCAACACCGGAGTTCCGAATCAAAGCATTGAGGCGTTCATATCCTCAAGCAAGGATTGATACAGAAACGCACTACGAGGGTCTTGATGGTCAAGCACTTTACCGAGTAAGCACCAACTCACCTTTTGACATCAGCAGAATGCGCGACATGTTTGCTCGCACTTATGAAGCCGATGTTCGGTATGCTGACCAATACCTCATTGAGAATGTAGCCGAGATGCCAAAGTGGAAGCCGCGCAAGTGGTGGTATGATATTGAATGCAACACAGGAGATGACAAGTTCACTACTGTCATTGCTGTCATTGACTCCGACCTTGACAAACCGATTGTGTTTGCGTGGACTGATGAGAGAACCAATTGTTCTTATCCCAACACAGGGAGATGGAATGAAATACATCAAAGAGAAGTGCGCGGAGAGGAATATGAATTGCACCTTTGTTTCAGTGAGAAGCAATTGTATAACAATTTCATTGACTTCTTGCAAGAGCGCAACCCCGACATGATGATTGCTCACGCAGGAACATTCTTTGACATACCACATATGATAGAACGCCTTGACAAAATCTATGGTTGGGGCGGGGCATCTAAGTTGAGTCCACTTGGCATTATCCGCTATCCAAAGAAGGGACAGCGATACTATCCAACAGACCAACCCATTGCAGGTCGTTGGCAGTTTGACACTGCCGCGCCCGCTACAAGCGGCACAGGGTTTGAGCGAGTGTGGAAAGACAGTGGCGGCGGTCAACTACCCAACCTCAAGTTGAATACCATTGCAGAAGAGTTGGGTCTTGGTTCAAAACTCACCGAAGAGATAGAAGGAATGGATGTTCACAACGGTTGGTATGAGTATTGGTCGGAGTTTGTTGACTACTGTTTGCTTGACACAGTGCTACTTCGTGGCATTGATGAAGCGCGCAATGTAACTGACTTCTATTCGGAGATGGTTCGTTTGTGTGGTGTATCAATCCAATCAGCAACAAATGTAACCAACTTTGCGCGTGGCCTACTCTCTCGTAGGACTCATCTCAAAGCACCTTCGCGATACAAAGCGGAGAAGGTTGACCTAACAGGTGCGGAGTTTATCATGAAAGAGCCGGGGTTGTATGAGGGCGTGGCAATCATTGACTACAAGGGGCTATATCCATCACTGATTACAGGACACAATCTTTGCTACACAACAAAGCGAGATGGTCCGGGTGAAGGTATTATTCAACTTGAGAACGGTTCGTATTGGGACACCCGAACAAAAGGAATACTACCCACGGTTGTTGACTATCTGTTTGACTTCCGAGCAGAATGCAAACAGAAGATGCGCAACGCTGAAACCAAAGAAGAACGAGCCGCATGGAACACAACTCAATCAGCAGTAAAGCGCGTGATGGCGAGCCTATACGGGATGACCGCGCACAATGGTTTTGGTTGGGCCGACACTGACATAGCACACACTATCCTATCCGAAGGACGACGATGCATTCGTCTGCTTGACAGCGTAGCAACAAGGCTCGGCTACAATGTGCTGTATGGATTCACTGACAGCGCATTCATTCAAGTCCCGCAAGAAGATGCGGAGGTTTTAGCAAAGCGCGTAACCGATGCTGTGCAAGAGGCTACCGGAAACAAACAATTGTTTGCTGAACTTGAAGCCTACATTCCGTATTGGTTGTTTGAGAAGAAGAACAAGTATGCAGGTATTGTGTCATTCCCCAAAGAGGATAAAGGCAAATGGAAAACCGCGAACTTCTTGAAGGGTAGTAGCCTTGCTCCTATCAGCAAAACTGCTGAAAGGGTGGCGTTGTCTTTGATATGCAAAGGAGAAAATGAGGCCGTTGTGCGTGATGAGATATTGGAACTTGCGATACCTGTTCGCAAGGGACAAGTCAATCTCAAAGATGTCACAAAACAGACGCGCATAAGCCAAGCACCGGAAGAATACAAAATCCCATCCGGTGCAAGCAAAGCGGCATTGTATTACAATCAAAACATGGGAAGCGATGACCCGTTTGTAGCGGGAGATTCAGTAAAGTGGACCTATGTATCAGCCGTTCCTCCCGGTTTCCCCGACACAAAGGTTGTCGCTTACCGAGAGGATTATGAAATATCACGATTTACGCTTGATGCCAAGACCATTCTTGACAAAGCAATCGTGAGTAAATTGAAGGGCGTGTATCAAGTCTTGGGTTGGGACTTAGATGCCGCGACAGGAGAACCCCGACCCGCAACATATTGGTGATGTAAAATGACTGACGAAATAAAAGAAATGAAAACCGAAATTGAAGAACTGAAAGAGCGAGTAGCACATCTTGAGCAGACCCTTGAACACAAGGAACGCCGGATTGCCGAGATTGAAGAAGACTTGGTGAGCGATGGAAAATTAGCGCGCGCAATCTGTGAGTTGCAAGAAGAGTTGCAACGAGCGATGCCCGACCTATATTTCATCAACAAGATTCACGCGCCGACAAGAGTGGGGATGAACTGAATGGATAACTACCCTCCCGGTATGGATTGGGGAGCATACGATGACTACCACGACCCGAAACTACAATGTGGTTGCCACAGTAGCGACGGTTGCGATTGTTGGTGCGAGCATAACCTTCACGACAAACAACATCTTGTTGGTAATTGCGATACTAACAACTGCGCGTTATTCTTGTGCAAAGAATGCGGAGTTGAGCATACCGATGAAAAGGTTGATGTGGCTATGGACAATGACAAAGAGCAGACTTGTAAGGAGTGTTTAGAAGATGGTTAAGATATACGACGATGGTTCAAGTTATGCTTGGACTCCAAAAATGGGTGAAGAAGGAATTGTAATTCGCATGAGTAAGTCAACACTTACTTCGCCTCTATGGTGCGCACAGCAGATGTGGATTGAACAAAACTATCCACAACCACAAGAGTTGGTAAAGCATCTTGTTGTTGGAGATGATGTGCATAATGGTCTTGAGATGTTCTATGACAAACTTGCTTTGGCAGATTACGAGTCATTGCATAGACAGGCTAAATCCGGCGCAAGCATTGCTAAAGTGTTGAGTAAAATGATTCCGTCAAAAGATGAGATTGTGAGCAACAGAAGAGATGAGAACAAGGAGTTCCCCTTCTATGATGATGACTACAATCGCAACATGGCTTGGTTAATGAATTACGAGAGCGCGCGTATAGCATTGTCTAACACTCCTATGCCATTGGCTAACGAAGTTCGGATTGAAGTCAAGCGAGAAGTTGAAGTTCCCGGCTATGGCACAATCCCTGTTCAGTTTGTTGGCATCATTGACCGCGTGTTTGAAGCAGAAGATGGTGGACTTCTTTTGTTTGAGTTGAAGACCGGCAAGTGGAAGGACAACAAGTTGTCTAACATGCGCAAAGAGATGTCCTACTACAAGTTCTTGATTGAGAATGCAGATAGAGATTTTCTCAAAGAGAAAGGTATTGACCGCGCGGTGACTCATTGGGGTTGGAGATATTCAGCCGCAGACCATTGGACAATTGAACCTGTGAAGACAGTGAGTGAGAGAAGTATGATGAAACTAATGCGCGACCTAATCAAAATGTATCTTGACGAACATTTCCCACCGACCACTCAAGACTTCAAGTGTTCTTGGTGTTCGCTCATGGCTCTATGTCCGAAGTATGCTATACCGATTGGTGATGCGCAGTGACGAAGGAGTGTGAGTTGTGTGGTTCTAAAACGAATAGTGGTATGCGTCATGCAAGGCGTGTTGCTTGTTTTCAATGCATTGATAAAGTGCTTGAGTTTGCTATTACAGCCGGAATGAGATTTGAGGAGGGTAGTAAGTGAGTGTTCTCAACTTGCAGTTCCCTAAAGAAGTTGGATTGTTCCGAAAAATCATTCATTCTCAAACCGAGTTTGAGAAGTATTGGCAAGCGTTGCGACATGCGCAGTGTGCATACATGTCGGTATATTCTTTCCGAGCAGTAAAGCCCAATGGTCGTCGCGCAGAATACAACACTGCTATTGTCAACAACTTTGTTTTAGACTTTGACAAGAAATATCGCAAGGGTAGCGAAATGATTGAAGTTGAAGGTGATGAGGTTGTGGACCAAGTTGCTCGGTTGCATGAGTATCTTCTTGAGCATAACATCAAGCATGGTGTTTGGTTTAGTGGTAATGGATTTCATATTTGGATTGCTCTTGACAAGACGCATCTTCCTTCAAGTGGTATTGAGGTATCGCACATCAAAGCGGCGGGGCGTAAAGTCATCAATGCTTGGAAGAAGGACATGGAGTTGTATTGCATGGACCCCACAGTGCCGTTTGATATGGCGCGTATGATACGCATTCCCAATTCATACAATGCGAAGCAACATGTTCTGCGTTGGAGCATTCCTCTCACTACCAAAGACCTCACCTTGAGTTGGGACGAGATTTGCGAAATGGCATACGAGCCATTGAACAAGTCTTACTACTACGGTGAAAACGGAATCAACCTACCAATCAGCGAAGTGAAGAAGAAGAGTTTCCGAACAGAAGGCGGAGAACCAATTGACTTTGACACTGTATCAATGGGTAAAATCAAAATCCTACCATGCCTCATGGAAGCGGCTTGCCAAGTGGGTAGCAACCCACCTCATGTAAGTCGCGCAAGTCTTGTTATCTATCTTGGTTCGCGACTACGCAACTTTTTGCATGTGAGCAGAACCACTGCCGAGATGCGCGAGAAGCATGTGCTTACTATTGCTGACTTTATTGAGAAGTTGCAATGGGCTGACTTTGATGAAAACACTACCAAGTATCACACCAAGACAATTGTTGATGGTGGTTATCAAGAGTCGTGCGCAAGTTTGATGAGCAAAGGATTGTGCATAGGTAAGTGTCAACTTTGGGACGGGACGGGCGAACACGATGAAGGAGGCGATTAAATGGACCGAAGTTCTTATGGCTGTTTTCTTTCTCATAGTGCTACCTCCGCTACTTTTACTGATGCTTCCACTGCATCTTATACTCAAGGTGATTTCAAATGACTAAGAAATATGAATACAAAACAGTTAATGGTATGTTGAAAGGTATCAAGATAACAACAACCGAGCATGTGAAAAACGATACACTTGACAAGCAATGGATGGATTCAATTTACATTGAGTTATTACTTAATCTTGACGAGCGATGGAGAACACCGCGTCAACTTATCAAATACATGACCCCTCAACTAAGAGGCTCAATGACAACGCCGGAAGTTAGAACATTTCTAACTCAACTCAAAAGGCAAGGTCTTGTGGAATACAGAAAACCGGGGAAGAATCATGCGCAATACAGAAGAGCGCAAAAATTGCCCGACCACATAGGGAGCGAATGCTGATGAATCCCCTTGTGATTGATACAAACGAAAGAGGTCGCCTACCCGATGCGATTGAACGACGCGCGAAATCACGCTCTCCAAGAATACCTGTGTCAAAAGAGAAACTTGTCAATGGTGATTACAAGTGTGGTGAGTGGTTGGTTGAAGCAAAGTCCGTTGATGACTTGATGCAATCAATGAGGAACGGACACTTGATGAGGCAACTTGACAATATGGATGCCAATGCAGGAAACTTCGGACTTGTAGTGTGGGGCGACATCAATGATTATGTTCGTCACGCACAAGCAAGAGGTGCAACGATTACACACAGCGCGGCACTGAAACAAATGACAGGATTCCTCGGTCGGATTGTTGCCGACTTTGGATGCCTTGTGTATCGCGCTCCTAATGTGGGAGAAGCGGCACAATTTATGGTCGCTCTTCATGAGAAGACCTACAAAAAAGCAAGCAGACATGGCGCACAAGCCGTTAGGCGAGTAAGCACAAACGATGTGCGCGTTGATATGCTTTTGACTATTCCCGGTGTCGGTGCAGAAATGGCCGATGCCATCATCAAAGCATGTGGCTCAATTGAAGAAGCCGCGTGTGGAGAATGCTTGAGAGATGTTCCCCGAATGGGGAAAACTTTGCGCAACCGCGTCATTGAAGCACTCACAAGTGAAGAAGAAGTTCGTGTTGAAAAGACGCGTTAATTATTGTTATTATACAATAGCAATAAACGAGAAAACAATAATGGTTATAGGCTGATTATGACCACGGTGGATTAGCCCCGCCGAAACTGTCGGCCAAAAATGGAAGTGAAACAAACATGCCCCAAAGACAATGGAACCAATATAGCGTAGTGAAAGAATACCCCATGATGAAGGATTATCTTGAGAGGTTTAGGACGACATCGTTTTTCAACGAAGTCCCCGGCCTCATGTCCTTCTTCTATCTGCAAGGCCAAGCCCTTGTTGATGAAGTGCGAATACCCGTTTGGGCGAGCGCGCTTGACCCCCGAATACATGTGTTTTGGATTCAAGCGACCCGTTCGGGTAAATCAATCGCGTGGGAGTTTACAGGAGAAGTAGCAAAATTAGCAGGGATTGAGATTGATATGTTTACGAGTGGAACAGACTCGGCATTGATTGGCTCAATTGACTCTATCAAAGACGATGACGGAGGATATGTCACCGTTGAGAAGCCCGGCTTACTTGCAGGAAAGAAGTGTTTGAACTTTGATGAAGGGTCTATCCTTCTTCAAGCAAACCCCAAGCAATTCTTTTCCGAAGTCATCTTGTATCTCCAACAAGCGATGAACGCCATCGGTAGCCACAGCAACACACTGACAAAACACATGAAGAACGGAAAAGTGGAATGCGAGTCGCGCGTTTCGTTTTGGATAACATCATTCCCTCCTGCGGGAGTCAAGGAGTATGTTCTAACCAAAGGTCTGTTTCAGCGTGTCTTGTTGCTTTACCGACCGTGGAGCGATGACATGAGGCAAATGGTATCGGAACAGCGAATGTCCGGTGTCTTCAAGAATAAACTTGACAAGGTTGTTTCTGTTGAAGACATTGCTCAACACTTCATCCACATCAAGGAGAAAGTGAGAACTCGCTTACTCATGAAGGCCAACCTCACCCACGAAGAGTGGGGAGTCATGACCCCGCATCAAAAAGAAGAAGTTGCTCGCGCAATGATGTTTGATATGTTTACCATTGACCCATCGTTTGAGCCACAACTTATGCAATCAGTTGACAACTACTACACCTTAGTGCGCGGAATGGACAAGCACTTGAGTGATGTAGTGTGTTCCTTTATTCCCAATGTTCTTTCATACACTTGTCTGTTTGCGACGCACATCGCTTTGATGAGAGTCATGCGTGATGGTCTTGGTGTTGAAGCGGAATGGCTTGTCACAGGTGATGATGTTGAGATGGCAACCGAAGTCCTTTACGATGTTTACGAGCAACTTGTTCTATGGCTTGAGTCCGAAGTTGAAGTCGGTGCTAAGGCGGCTGAAAAGGCGGCTGTCATGGACGGTTGGAGAAAAGCATTCGGCGTTTGCAAAGCAGTTGAGATTGAAGGCAAAGGCGAGGGTTGGGTTCTCAAGAGTCAATTACTTGAACAGTATGGCTCGCAACAGGGAAGAAGCAAACCTGCTGTCTATGAGCGATTCAAGAAGGTCCAAGTAAACTTTAGAACAGCGCGCGTAGGCAAAGCAGTTTACATTCAATTCAAGGAGGCATCACAATGAGTGAACAATACAAGACAATACTTCGTGAGATACTTGACACCCTTGAAGGTGGAGATGTTTCACTTGACTTTGAAGACATGCCGAGTGCCGCCACGACAATTCGTATCATAGCCGACATTGCCGGAAACGCATTGCGTGGAGTTGAAGCGATTGAAAAACTGAATAAAGCATTGAACAAAGCATTTGATGAAGACAATAAGGAGTTGAGCAAGTGAGTAAGATAATGGCATTGGATATTGAAACAGCAAACTACTCTTACGAGATTGGAGGTTGGGATAAAACACATTTGTTTGAGCCTGTTGTTGTCGCGACATGGGATGGAGAAAACGCTCACATCTTTTCCAAAGAAGATACCGTCATGGTCGCAGATGCAATGGTTCATCCATTGCACCCGCGCGAACTTGGAGAGCATTTGCAGAAGCACATTGAGTCCGGCGGTAAAATCATCGGACACAACATTCGTGGATTTGACTTGCCTATTCTTCGTGATGCTCTTGACATGCACTACGCAGGTGTTCTCATCAAAGAGGCCGACGCTCATTTGATTGACACTTCATGGACACTTCGTTCAAGCGGAGGTCAAAGAGTGCCGCTTGACGATGTTTGCAAACACACTCTCGGTAAAGGCAAGACCATTATGTATTCCGAAGACGCGCCTCTTGCATGGAGAGAAAAGAAGTTCATTGATGTAATGAAGTATTGTCTTGAGGATTGCAAGATGAACTTTGACCTATTCAAATACGGACAGCGCGAAGGTGTTGTCAAAGCAAGAGATTCAGTTTCCGGCATTATCACAGATATTGAGGTGCTTTGGAAGGAGGAATAGACATGACAGACGAAAGGAAAAATGGAAGAGAAGCCCAAATCAGCAACATACGAGCCGCAGTAAACATCGCAGAAACCGTGAGGTCAACTCTCGGTCCTGCGGGTATGGACAAGATGCTTGTTGATGAACAAGGACATACGATTGTGACAAACGATGGCGTAACGATATTGCGCGAACTTGACACTGCGCATCCCGGTGCGAAGATGATGGTTGGTATCAGTCAAACACAAGAGCAGGTCTGTAAAGATGGAACGACGAGTGTTGTTGTTCTTGGCGGACAGATGCTTGCGTTGAGTGAAGGATTACTGTTGAGAGGTATTCACCCTCAAACAGTTGTTCGTGCATACAATACAGCAAGTCATATTGCAATGAATGCTATTGAAGGACAAGGTAATGAAGGAGATGAGATTGCGATTGCGAAGACAGCATTACGAGGTAAAGCCGCAGAAAGTCATTTAGATGACGCGGCATCGTTGTGTGTAGCAGTTGCAAATGCTGTTGAGGGAGATGTGGACCGAGTTCGCATCATTACTCAAGCAGGAGGTTCAATGAAGGATTCGTATTACGATGAAGGATTGGTGCTAAACAAAGACTTTGCAATCCCAACAGAAAAACAATTCAAGGATGCGCGAATGTTATTACTTGATGGTGGGCTTGAAGGATATGACTTATCCGAAGTTCAAATGCAAGTGACCGACCCTGCTCAACTTCAACAAATCAAGCAACAAGAAATGGCTATGCTTGGACATGCCGCGCAAGAGATTGCTGAATTGTGTGATGTCGTCTTTGTGCGTGATGGTGTGCATGAAGCAGTTGTCAAGTATTTATCGCAGAAGGGCGTTGGTGTTGTAAGCAGACTTCAACAATCCGACATGGATGCGTTGACACGAATCACAGGTGAACCTTGTTATCATCACTACACTGACGCGCTAAATCAAGAGATTAAACCAATCAAGAAATCGTGTGTCAAGAATGAGCGCATTGGCGACCTTGACTATGTATCGGTGATAGTGCCAAAGGCAAGCGTTGTGACAATGGTTGTTCGCGGTGCTACTCGTCAAACACTTGATGAATACGAAAGAGCCTTTGATGACGCGCTTGGTGTGACTTGTCTGTATTTGCAAGACACAGGAGATGGTGTTCTTGCAGGTGGAGGTGCGGCGTTATCCAAAGCATCTGTTGCTGTTCGCAACCATGCTCAAAAGGAGAGTGGAATGAGCGCAAGAGAGCGTATGTGCCTTGAAGCGTATGCTGATTCTCTTGAGATTGTTCCTGCCGCTATTGCCGCGAATGCAGGTATGGACCCACTTGATGTTGTCATGGAGTTGCGCTCTTGTCCGTCTAACCACGGACTGTTCATCAACGATGAAGGCGTTGGTTCTGTTTGCAACACATTCAAAGAAGGTGTTGTTGAACCTACAATGTTGGTTCGTCAAATCATCACAAGTGCCACGGAAGTTGCAACAGCCATTCTTCGTATTGATGACATTGTTGCGCGTAAGTGATGACCATGTGGAAAGAAGCACTTTTGCTAATTGGGTTATTGCTGATTATTGAGATTGGCTACCGCGTATTTGATTACTTGATTTACAAGGCAAACAACATACCGGGCGAGATGGATTCCGAAGAAGAGTGATTATTGAGGACCTTTCCTCAAGCCATCCCAATGCATTTGTTGGAGTTCTTCTTCATTTTCAAAGAATACGATTTGAGTTCCGAGGTCGTCAAAGGCGAACCACATTGTTAGAAATCCTGCAAGAAAAGCAACAAGAAAAAGCGTAAGATAATACCACATGTTTACCGCATAGCGATGTAAAAAATAAACCTTCTCATCCACTTGTTAGGTGAAACCTTCCGCAACCTTCACCACCCATACCAACACATCGGTATGCGCGAATTGGTCGCCCCGACCTTTTTGTTTGGTCCTTTGCTATTTCATTAGCGGTGTATTCATCATAGGCGGGCTTGCCCGGTGTCATACATTCACCTTTCAATATCATTTGCGCGTTCAGCATTTGCATTTTCAACATACCAAACTTGTCAAGAGATTTCAACTTCTTCTGTTCTTTCACGATTGTCGGCTTGCCACCTACGCCTTGCTTCTTACTACGCTTGCGTTTGGTAGCCGCGCGCTTCTGTCCTGTTGACATAGAACCGGAGGTCTTCGGTGTCTTACTTGATACCTTCACGCTTGGTCGGCACTTTGGGTAGCCCTTGCTTGACTTCTTGGCCTTACTGCGTCCACACGGAGGATGCTTACCGTCTTTACCTGTGCGGGAAACATCAACCCACTTTTCCTTGAACCATCGGTTGAGGTTCTTCTTGAGTGTGCCTCGTTCTTTGAAATGTCTTGCGCGGTTAGCATGACGGTCTTCGGGGACAATCGTGCCTCTTGCTGTGTGGCTCATGTCCTTGCCTCCTTTACCCGCAACTCCGCGCTTGCGTCGTTCCTGTGTTAATTCAGCACGATACTTCTTGCGCTTTGGTGTTGATTCATACTTGGTGTCGTATTCCTTCTTGTGCTTCTTGGCTTCGGGAGATTCGGCGTGTTTTCGCACTACCAATCTTTCACGCGGAATGTTGGGCGTTCTTACGCGAACTTCCCCTTGTTGGAAACTACTCTTTGCGTCTTGCTCCTTTTTATCGGGGGTGTGGTCAAGTCCTTGTCCCCTAATGGCAACAACTCTTGGTTTACGCTTCTCTTTACCAAACTTGTTCATTCTCTTCGTTTGCTGTTCAGCCCATTGTTGCGCGAGTTTTCTGTCTGTCGTTGAATAGACTACGGGTTTACTTTCCATGTTTGCGGGAGGGCGAACGGCTCTATGCGGAGCCATCACATTACCTTGCAATCCCGTCTTATCAATCTCCGGCGCGAAAGCCGTTCCATGATATTCTGTAATTGGTCCGTAAGATGAGAATGCCTCGTTTTCAAAACCGGGGTATTCTCCCAACTCGGTCTGTCTTTTACGGATAACTATGACGCGATTCATATTCCTCCCTCTTTGCTTCACAACATTCACAATGTCCCCACGGACCAAGTGTTGAATCCATGTCCCAATAGCAACGACCGCAGAATGGCATCCAACGCTTGTTCATGCGTCTAATCCATTCTGCTGATACGACCATGTTCAACAACCCATCTTATCGCAGGTTGAGCCTTTGGGTTTGCACTTGGGACATGTCTTGCAACTTTTGCATCCATCGCAATCATCGCCTTTACACATACCCTCTTTGAGTATGCGGAAGGCTAAGTCCATCGGCTCTCCTCTTTGGTAGTTTTCCATTGTTCTATCCACCTCGTCATAATTTGCTTCTTGGTCGGGTTGTAAGTGATACTCTCCAACACGCGCAAGCCCAAAAGATGTAGGGGCTTTGAAACCATGCATTGTGTCTTCAACAGTTTGACCGGGTTTGAAAGATGAACCGCGCTCGCCACCTGCGTCGTCGTTGCGACCACCGGGGTTTCTCATTGAGCCGGATTTGAAACCTGCTCCTTCTCGCGTTGCGTATGGAGTTGTAAAAACACTTGACGGAGCGTTCCTCATCTGCGAATCTTCTCCCTCCATGACATCACCGCGCTCGTTTAGTTCTTCTTCGTCCCCTCCCCCTTGACCTGTAATCATATCATACAGTTGTTCAACCGATATACCGCGAGTTGCGGCAATCCTCTCAAGAACTTCGGGGTCATAACCCGATGTGAAATGAATTGGTTTACCCCCACCTGTCTTTTTCTCCCTTCTTGCTTCCCTTCTTGCTCGCGCTGAACTTCTCCGCGCAATCTTTTGATGTTGTCGGGTAGCGAAAGCCTGTTGCCCCATCTCCTTCATTGCATTATACAACTCCAACTTTCTGTTCTCAAGCATTGGACTATTTTCACGAATGTCTGTGGCTTGAACACCTATCAGTTTTGCGAGTTCTGCTCTTTGCTCGTTTGTTAATTTGCCACCGCCTTTCGGTGTCAAAGCAAAGTTGCTTGCCATATCATCAATTGACATACCACCAATTTTATTCATGAACTCTTCATGCGCGTCTTTGCGAGATTTTGCACTGTCACCGGCTAATCTATCAATCGCATCTTGAAACGCGCCTTGCTCAACATTGAGTCTTCCGAGGTCAACAGTGCTGATACCCAACTCTTCTGCTAAATCCTTCATGTTGATTCTTCGTCTTTCAACATAGTCGCGCACATCAGTAGGGTCGCCACTTTCTTTCATTCGCTCGTAATGCTTTTTGGCTCGTTGGGACATCTGTAATTTCTTGGTTGCTTCTCGTCCTGCTTCGGAAGTGTCTTTCACTTCTTCGCCCGATTCTTTCGCCTTTGCTTCGCGCTTGGCTTGTTTCGCCGCGCGTCGTTCACGACGCATTTGAGATTTTGATTTTCGCTCTTCGGCCTTTTTGACCTTACGCGCACCCGGACCCATCTTAGGATGCTTACCAATCGCAATAACTAACACAGCATTCTTGCCTTTCTGTTCTTTATCGCGCTTGATTTTCTTAGACATTCATATCACCTATTTTGTGCTTTTTGAACTTCGGTGTAGTGAGCCGCGAATCTTGCCATAGATGACCACATTGAGGACACTCCCAAATCAGCAGACGCGTTTCTCGTTCATTAACATAGCGACCCTCAACGCGACGCGCAAGGACACTTTTTTTGCAATCTGCGCAAGTTTGGCTTAATCTCTCTTTCAGTTTTCCCATGTTATCATCTCAAGTTATTACGATTCCAATGTATGCGCTTCCGGTAAAAGAATTACCAATGTATCTATCTGTTCTGTGGTGGCCGCTACCTCTTTTTGATTGAATTGTTCCCCACCGCGCTTCTAAAATCAACTGACCTGTTGCTACCGCAGGTGGATTGTCTAATACGATTGCATCAATCCTTTGTCCGACCATTTGTGTGGGACTAAGATTTAAGACAGCCAAGTTGGTGTAATTGTTGTTTGCTAATCGTAAATGACCGTTGGTAAGCAGATTAAGAGCGTCATGATGTAGGCTTAGGCTTGCACTGCTACCACCACCAAACCTTGCATTGACTGTGTTGTAAACCGATATGCCAATATCTAACTTTGTTTGACTACCGTTATTCGCAATGTTCAACGCGACCTCGCCCGAAATAGGAGTATTAGGGAAACCTGTTGGGGTATGGCTATGAACTTTCGTTGCGTAGTAATCAGCAACGACTAATGGTGTCCCTGTATTTGGCGCGACATTTGCGTTTGTGTTCAAATCTTTGATGCTCATAACCCCTATTGATGCGCAACTTAGTCCGTTTTGTGTTGAATAGAGTGGACCTGCCGAAACTCCGAATACATTGTCTTGTGTTTGAAGCCCAACATCTTCCGCTTGATGCCACGGTGGTGGTGGTGGTGGTGGGCCGCCACCTGCGCGCTTCTTTTTGTCTTTCATGGCTGTGCCTTTTTTTACCGCCGTCATGCCCCACATGGTATCACAATCCTATTCCATACCAACCTGTTGCGCCTGTGTAAATTAAAGTGACAGCCTCATGCGCGGGCAGTGAACCATTGGTTGCCGCACCATTCAAGTTTTGAGGAGTTCCGTGAAGCCCTCCGCCTCTATCAATTGTTATAGCAACGCTATGTGTGTTTAGAATTACATAGGTATCTCCTAACAAAGACGCGCCGGGGTCGGGTAATCCCATAGTGGTGATACCTGCTATATTGTTCACTAACACCTTTCCTCTTTGGTCCTCCATTAGTTCTAATGCGGTTGGTGAAATCGGAAACCCGTTTTGGGTGACATCTTCAATCACGCTTCTATTTGCTGTAAATGTCGCGGAAGGGTCTAATGTGATTGATGCCGCCCCTTCAATTGCCCCAACTGCCATAGTGTTGGTGTAAACGGTAGCACCTGCGGCTATACCATTCAGTTTTGTGAAATGCGCGGAACTCATTGAACCTGCGGCACTTCCCGATGCCGCCCCGATGCTGATTGCCGGTGTTGCACCACCCGTTGAACTGATGGGTAGTGTGCCGGTTACGCTCGTCACTGTTCCCGCATTGGCTGTTGCACCATCAGCGACATTCAACATGGTCCGCACATCAGCAGGGCTGATTTCTTCAATCACACCTGCACCCGCGCTATCACGACCGAGTAATCTGTTTGTTTGTGATACATTTTGTATCTTCGCGTAAGTCACTGCGTCGTTGTCAATCGTCCAAGTATTGCCACCACTGCTCACGGTAATGTCGCCTTTGTCGCCATCTGTCACTCCACCGCCCGCAATCGGATAATTGCAACTCATCCACTTGCTACCCTCATACACGAAAGTAGCGCGGTCGCCGGGAGTCAATGTTGCGTTTACGCCCGCAGGTGATGTTTGATTGTCAAACACAATGTTTCCTTTGCCCGCAACACCTTCGTTGCAGACCTCAATGATATGACCTTCGGGAAACTTGTAGTTCGCGCTTGCATCTCTTTCGGGGTTTAGTGTCACAACTTGACCTGTCGCGACCTTGAGCATGATAAATGAATCTCCATCGGAAGTGATTGTTTTTGTGATGCTTCCTGTAATCTCGGTCATTGTTCCTTCAACGCCTTTTCCATCAAGACGCACCGAGTAATGTCCTGTGCCTTCGTTGTTGCGCCCTGCAAAATACAATGCGTTCTTGACATAATTGTTGTCAAGGTCTTTTCCTCGCGATGGTCCTTGACCAAATCCGGGGTCGGTTGATGTTGCGGCTACTTGTGGGTCTGCCGATAAATCGTATCGTGGATGACTCGGCCATAGTGCAGTAATGCTGTCGCCCACTGCTAAATCGCCCGCATCTCCTGCTGTGTGTAGCAAGTCTTTGAGGTGCGTCATTGTGTTGATACCTTCTGCGCTTCCATCACTTACCCTGTTGCTTGCTAAACCACCCGACGATACCGGAGGCATGTAGCGAATAGAAGAAGGCAGGAATACGCGCTTATCGTTGATTTCTTGAATATCAACACTATGCGAGCCTCCACCCGATGACTTGTATTTGACGCGAACAACAGCCAACACGACCGTTTTCATGTTGGTGTTTGCGCTTGCAGTGTCATAATCTGTAAGATATTGAGAAGGAATGGTCGGATAAAGGCCATTTGAAACATTGACCGGACTCCCACCTTCGTAGTGAACATTGGATATTCCGTTGTTTGCCGCGACATAAATGACATACAGTGCTTCTTCTCCCGTTGCGGCTAAAGCAACACCACCCGAACCGTGATTTGCGTCGCCCAATGTCATTGTTGCGCTACCGCCCGGACCACCTGCAAACTCGTATAGCACACCATCAAGCACAACATATCCTCCTGTGATTGTCAAAGTGAATGCTGATGCTCTTGTTATTGCGCCCGGTTGAAGCATAGGGTTGTTGCGGTTTGACGCGGTGAATGCGTTGTCTTCCAAGCGCAGAAGTCCACTACCATGAATACCTTGTAGCGTATTCGTCAATGTCGCTGATGACATCGCATCTCCATCTCTCAATCCGTCTGCGCCAAGCGTATTTTGCGCGGCTGTGTGTCCCGATAGTGCGTCTTTTGTCATCTCAATCTAACTCCATAATAAATGAAAATCGCACTTCGTTCTGTGCGTTTTTGGTTAATGGGTTGATGTCTGCGCGATAAACAGGCACAAACTCTCCCGTTGTGGGGTCTTTGTATTGCAAGTAAACTTCCTTGATAGGGCTTGAATATACATGTGATGTGTTGAATGAACCTTCAATCAAAATACTGCTGTCGTCAATAATTGTCACCGTAGGGCTAACGCGAGCAATCGTTCTCGCGCCTCCGTCTTCCGATGAAGCCACCGTTCCGTCGCTTCCAATATGCAACTCATTGACAAGACCTGCAAGATTCTCAACAAGTCTTCGTTTTACGGCGTTTAGCATCGGCATTACAATCTCCTCGTTTTCTTTAGCGTCTTTACTGCTCTCATTTCATGTGCGCGCGGTCGTAGTAGTTTAATTTCACTAATGTTCGCGGGTATAGTTCCGCCACTTGGGGCTACAATGCTAACGCCCGTAAAGGTAGTGGCTGTTTTGCCGGTGTATGCAACTGTCGCGACGCTGTAAGTTGCACCGGAAATGTAGGTTAGAGTGAGATGCCCTGCACTTGGAAATCCATCTGTAATTGTTGAAACTGTAATTGTTGTTGGTGCGGTTAAATCTCCTTGTAATCTCTTTGAGAATCCGCTACCAATCGCACCACGGCTTGCGCCTGTCATATCTGCATGGCGATGCCCGATAAGGAAACCGGAATGCACATTCGGGGCAAGGTTGGCGTGAGTGATGGTTGCGTCCGTTTTGATTCTTGCAGTTGTGGCTGACACTGTTCGCGTTGATACCGCACCTATCGTTTTGAATTGTGCGCGACCTACACCGCTTTTTTCAATGACCTGTATTTGGTTTGACCTGTCCGGTGCTTTGTCTTCACTATCTGCGTCCGCATCATCAGCAAATGCGTTGATGACACCTTCAAGTCCACTTTCGTAAGACGCAAGTTGGAATGCTGACTCACCAATAGATTCGTGCGTCAATTCAATAATTGCTTTCTTGGTGTTTACATCGGACGATGGTGCTTTGAAATCAACAACTTCGCCCGGTTCTAAATCCCAAGAGCGCGCGTGTTGGTCTGTTTTGATTGCACCTTGCGCTTTTCTGTTAAGCCTCAAAAACTGATTTGCGCTTCTGCGACCCTTTGTGATATTTGTTGCTGTTGCATCGCGAACTCTCATTTGTCGGATTACTCCTTCTTTTTTCTGCGCTTCTGCATCATCAACAATGATTGAGATTTCATCATTCAGTGCTTGCGGTTTACCCTGCAACATAATTCTGTTTGCTGATTCTGTGATTGGGTCGCTTGAAACCGAACCTGCACCGCGCTTCTGCCCTATTTCTCTATCAATTACCTTGAACATTTTTGGAGCATAGATGAAATTGCCGAACCTGTCATGGAACAAGGAGTAATGGTCGTGTCTTGCTACTGCGCGTATTGCGGCAGGAATAGCAGTGTCATAGAAGTCTTTGGCAAGAAATGTTCTGCTGTGCCTCAATCTGCTTGCGTTGTTGTTTGACGCGCTCACAGGTAAGCCGATACTTACACTGTTTAATCCGTGTAGTGAATTGGTGAATAATCTTTCAACAAGGTCGGTGGTTCTCAATCCAACAGAAATCATGTGTGCTAAACGAAAGTGAGTTGTTTGCCCCATCTTGAAATCCTTAAGCGTTTTACCTCTCATGTTTTTGAGTATCAAACGCGAGCCGTATTCTGTATTGACGATTCGTTCGGGTGCTAATTTGTTCCCTGCGTCTTCTGCATCAAGAAGTAGCGGAGGTAGTGTTGAAGTGGGTGTCATCAGTGCGCCGTTGTAATACGGTTGTGTATCTCTATCAACATGAGATAAACGCAGTGCTGATTCTTCTTCTGCGTAGGTGTATCTTCGCTCATGAGTCATTGCAAAATCGCCGGGTAGTGGTTTTTTCATTACTGATGTTCTGTCGTTTACATCACCAACAGATGACGCTTCGTAGCGAACATGGTGAACTGCATTATCAACAAACTTCGGTTGCTGTATTTTGCTTGCGACTTCATCATGCACAGCATCACTTCTTCCCGTAGGTCGCGCAACATAGGTTGCGTTTGTTGGTGAAGGTATTGAGTAAGGCATGTGAATCAATCCAAGTTGTTGTCTGTTCTGTTGCTCTCGCTTGCGTGGCTTGCTGTGTTTTGGTTATCACCCGGATAAAGCATTTGCGTAAATCTCGGTTGCACTGAAAAGTTGTGACGAATGAAAGACTCATTGCTGTTGCTAACTGATTGCTTTCTGCTTGCGTCGCCACGATAATGTTGTAGTGTGTTTGTGCTTACAGTCATTCTTGATACTGCTTGTTTGAGTGTAAGTGTGAATGACGATGATTTACTACCCGGCAGTTTTGGACCAAAACTTACAGGCGCGGCAGTGCTTGAACCTTCATCAAACAAATAGACCGGAGGATAAGGCGCGTTGCTTGGTGATGGATTAGTGCTTCGTAGGTAGGTTGATGTGCCTTCTGTGGCTCTTGCGGAAGGAGCATCGTAGGTAAACATTCCATAACGACCGCCGCTTGTTGCACTCAAAAAGTGAGTTTTGTCTGTTCGGAATATCTCAATGTGTTTGTTGTCTAACACTCTAACAGGGCGCAACAAGAACTTGATTGATTTGTCATTTGTGTTAGTTCTAACAGCACCTACACCAACCGGATTGTTGTCTGTTGTTTGATACGGATTGCTACTTCTATTACTCGCGTTTGCACCAACGCGACCCCAACCCAAATCACTGATAGGTGCAGTGTAAGATGATACCTCAATAATGAATGAGCCGCCGACAGCAGGAACACCATGCGTGTGTCCGAACCTCATAACTTGTTTATTGGTTGAAAGATTCAAAGCGGTCAAATCGTAGTCGGACAAGGTTCTGTCGCTTGTTTTGACACCACCTTCTAAAACAAACCGTTGACCTACCGCGCGGTCGGTATGCAGACTAACGGCTTCTGTTCCAATAATTGCGTATGTCTTGTCTTCTTTTCCGAGTGTATGAGCATCAATACCAATCTTCGGTGAAGCGCGCGATATTGGCTCTTGAATAGAAGTGTTCGCAGGTAGGAAGTTGGCTTCTATTGATGCAGTATTTGACCCCACCATTGCCGCAGGTTGAAGCAATCCGTCATCAGCGTTGATTTCTAACCTGTTGCTGATTCCGCGAGGTAATTCGTATGATTGGAGTTCAAGATTGGACGGACGGATGAATCCGTTTGTGAATGGAGGTTCGGAGGTGTGATGCGACAGCACCATACCCGACAATTGTAGCGCGGTATCAACTGATTGCAATACATCTTCGTTAAACACAGAAGTCCATCTTGCACCGCGCCCGTCGCCACGGTCGCCAACGCGCTTTGCTGTTGCAGGATTAAAGAAATCAACTACGGCTAATGCCGCACCGATGTTAGAGCGTTGCGTTATCATTGCTTCATCGCTTACTGTTCTGTCGTTTGCGTTGTATGCGTCTTCCGGGTCCCATGATGGGCGCACACCGAAACCGCGAACAGGGAAGCGACGCACTTCTTCTCCGGTAGTATTACCCCACCAATCAACCATGTAATGCGCTTGAGCGAGCGCAAGACTGACTCTTTGGTTGACAACATTTGTGCCTTCAAGACCTGCCGGTGTATCACCGTGGAACAACCTAAATGCTGTTGTTGGGTTGACAATGTTGCGCACTGCGCATCCAAACGATTTTGTCATTCTGCGACCTTGACTGTATCTCACTTGCTGTCCCTTCAAATCGCTACCAATCAGCGCGCTTGCGTTGGTATGGCGTTCAAGAATGCCTGTGTATGATGAAGTGTGTGCTACTGACGAATTAACTGCTGACGCGCTATCCGACTCGGTAAATGTGCTACCTGTTCCCGCTTCTTGTGATACAAATGGCCCATCAACATTGAAGTGATAAGAAGCATACGGGTCGCGTAAACCTTGACCGCCTTTGATAGCCCAACGCGGACGGTTGTATGGTTGTCGCACTGATACACGATAACCAAGAGGTATGCGTCGTTTTGTGCTGACACTATTTATAGTATCGGTGATGGTTGCGGGGTCTGTTTCAGTAATCTGCAAACCTTTGTTTGCGAGTCCGCTTGTTCCGTTATCAATTTGAATAGTCGGATTCCAACCAACCGATGCTGTTCCGTAAAGAGTAAGAGAACTCATTTGTGCGCCAAAGCGATGACCGCCCGGCCAAAATGCACCGTAGTGATATTCTCGCGCAGAAGTCATTGAGTCTGTTCCCGCTTGGTGAGGATAGTTCCCACCGGGCGCATCAGTCCAAGCGTTAACCAAACCATCACCCGGACCATCCCAACCGCGCATACGGAACTTGAATGGTCCGTCGCTCATTGCGTAAACAAACTCATGATAGTGGACTGTTTCAAAGTGTTCCGGCAAGTGGTTGTATGGTGCTTTGTCAACTGCCGCATCCCCCATGTTGGTTCTGCTATCCGAAAACCATGTCATTGGGCGACCAAGATTGTAATGCCATAGACACAAATACGCGTCCGCAGGATTAGCAGAATTGGTATCGCGCGTTCCTGTTAGAAGTTGAGGCAAGTTTCTTGTGGCTACGCTTCTTTCGGAGTTCGTGTAAACTTGTCCTGCGTTGAGTGTAGCCGATGGACCGCTTAGGCGCACTGTCATTCCTTTGTCAAGTTTGCCCCAAACATACGCGGAGGCTGACACGCCCTCAAACACTGTTGTGTTGCTACCTGCTGTTGGATTGCTTGAATATCCGCGATTAGTATATGTCAAGTAGTAAGTCGTTCCATCTGTGCCTTCAATTGCTAACTTGTGGTTTTTGTAGTCTTGACCAACAAGAGGGAACAAAGCATTGTTATCAACATAGATTTTGCGCGTTGTAGGGCTTGAGCCGTTATCAAGACGCTTAATCGTGCATGTTGGTGTTAGCGACGCAAGATACTCGGTGTAAACATCAAGGTAATGAGAAGGATAGCCGGTCATTGTTAATTGACAACCAACTCCACCAAGCGTTGAACGGCAGAAAAGATAGTAGTCATCGGGATGATAATGTTCAGTCTGCATCCATTTGTTGCCGGAAAACACAGTTGAGGTGTCGTAAGCAACAGCCCACCACGGAACTGTGATTGTGCGAGCAGGAGTAGCGCGTCGGAACATGTTAGGGTGATATGGTAGCGAACGACGAGTAAATGCACCGGATGATGACGCATTGATACCAAATTGATTTTGCAAACCAAGCATAGGTATGTTGGTAAATTGTTCGCGCGATGATGGGTCAATATCAAACATAATTTCGTTGAGATAGATTTCGCAACCGCGCACATCAGCCATTGTTGCTTCCGAAAGAATGAGGTCAAATCTGTTGGTGTTCCATTGGAGCGATACAACCGTCGCTACAAGTTGGTCGGTTAGCAGTGGCTTTGTTGTTTGCGCTACACCCGACGCATTGACAGGTGCGCTTGTTGAACCAAACACTGTGTTTGCATTATTACCCATTACTTGCTGACTGAACAAGTTGGGCTGAATAACAATTTGATATGCGCCTACTTCTATTGGGTCGGGGAAGTTCCACGATGTATTGTAATTCGTTCCCTTCTCAAGAGTAATTCTGTGTCCTCCTGCCGCATTGCAAGCCGCGCTGTCATCTGCAATACCATAACCGTCAAATCGGATTTTGGTTTCGGTCATCAAGGTAAATCCATCGCCGTGAATATCGCTTGGCGGAGATGGTGCAGTTGTGCCGGAGAACCAAACAAGCGTATCGCGATGCTCTTTCACATTGGCATATCCTTCTTCTGCTTCGGAAGAAATTGTTGCGGCAGAACAAGCAAAGGTTTTCTGTCCTTGCGTTTGATAAACAGGGTGAGCCAAATGACCCGGCATAGTTGCCATCGTTGGCGTGACATAATGATGTCCCATGCGCGGCAAAGGCATTGGTGTAAGTTTGTTGGCACTACGAACAACAGTAGCGGGGCTGACATCTGCTCCTACGCTCGCCCAATTGGTAAGCGGTTTGTCCGGGCTGTTGCCACTCACTTCTGCGTGGTCGCGCAATCTGCGAGCCGCAAAGTGTCGTGTCGTTCCTGCGGGAATGTAATATGATGGCTTGATGACATCACCGGCTTTGGCTGTAAAGTCCGGTGCAAACACAACATCTTGGAATTGGTCGCCAACTATGCTCTCAAATGTTGCAATCGTTCCGTTGATTGATAGGAAGTATCGTCCATCGCGAGTAGGGTTTTGTTGCCATATTGATGCTGTGATTGTTGCTGATGCTGTGATTGAGTCTGTGCCTATCGCACTGACTGTCAAAGGATTGTGAGTCATTACGCCATCAACAATACCAAGCGGTTCGCGTTCTGTGTATGAGTAGCCCATCTTTGTAATATGGAAATACAACGCGCGGTCATGAGGCTCGTATGAGGTTTTGAGAATGTCATCATCGTTGAGTTTGTTGGTGCTGTCGGGGAAGAGGTTAGGGTGAGGGTTAATGTGTTCATAACCTAACTGTTCCCAATACGGGGCTGTTGTTGGCGTTTTACCATCGCTTGCAAATGCAGTGCTTACAGATGCGCTTGGTTGTGATGGGTGTTGTAATCCACCATCACCAATTGTTTCGTGTTGATACGCTTGCAATCTATCATATCCGCTACGAACAAGAATGTTTGAAGGAATGCCGTCATGATTTGGTAATTGAATCTTCATGTTTGGTTCAACGCCCGAACCGGCAAGAGCAGGTGCAAGCCCTTCTGTTGCGCGGTCTTGTATCTTGCTAAAGTCGCGAACAACGATACCAAGCGGTGAACCACCCGCAAGAGTATGTTGTTGCCCTGTATCGTCAACAACCATCATCTGTTCAAACTGCAACTCTTCGTTTGGTATAGCAAGAGCATTGCGTATTTCATACGGGAACTGTTCAGCCAATGATGGGTGCGCTAATTCTTGCGCTTGGATAATTGGGAACATAGAATTGTTTGTTGTTTCAAATGAGAATCGCGTGTTGCCATAGATTTTCTCACCAAACTTGACATAGTTATCACCAACTTTGTGCATCTGCCACGGCACAGAACCAAGACCGCGAGCATTTGGTGCAGGAAGCGTAAGATTGCCTCCACTCATTCTCTTCCAAACAACATGCTCAACAAAGAAATTACGCGCGGCGTAGCGCGTTTTGCCGTATGTTAGAATGTTGTCAAGGTGTTCTTCGTAATCGGTAAATCCTTTTGACCGGCTAACTGCTATTTCGCTGTCAAATAGCGTTTCAGTTTCAGTCCCTTCGGACCAATTTTTGACTCCGGGGTTGAAGTCGCTGTTGAAGAAAAGGTCGCCTGTTGGGAACAAACATGCGTCCATTTGAAACAGTGTTGCTTGAGTTGATGCGCCGGATTGCATAGTAGCGTTTTCAAGGTCAATGGCTGTTTGACTATCATAGAATGCTTCAACATGTGGCCCTGCGTTTGATTCAGCACTGTATCGGTCGTTGTTAAAACGCTCGTTGTGATACGCGACAACTGTGCCTCCCATTGTTGTTTTTGGTGTCACGCCATCGTCTTCAAGTCCGGTAGCGACATCACGCCACTTCATCTGCAACATATCTCCACAAGTGGACTGTCCGTTTCGCGCGGCTTTAGCAATGATAGGTAGGTCGCCTTCGTATGAGATTGCAACATAATGGCGTTGATGTGTTCCCGATGTTGCGGGGTGTGAATCAATACTGAATACAACATTGTAATTTGATGTTTCGTTTATTGATGCTGTGATTGAGTGCTTAATTGTGTTAATTGTGTGGCATGTTTGTGATGGCCCATACGGATTAAAACCGGACGCGGGTAGCCAAGCACCAAGACCTGCCGCTATTTTGCCATCAACCGTAAGACTGTTGAGATAGGAATAACGCTCACCATGCCAACCTACTGCGCCTACTGCGCGCGTTCTATCAACCGCATCAACCACTCCCGAAAAGTGAACTTGAGTTGCCGCAAAGTGGTCGTATGCGCTATTTGTTGGATTTTCTGCCGTGGTAGCACCTGTGTTTCGGCTACCGATAAGAGATTCTTGCGCCCCGTTATCCCATCTTAGATTTCCGGTTTTAGACCAAACATAAATGCGATGACCGGAAGGTGTCAATGATGACACAACGCCATGTTGCACACCACCCGATGCTGTGCTTACGGTAGGGTCTTCAAGCACATTTTGGTTGCTTCGGTAATTTGGACCAAGAATAAATTGCGTTGATGTTCTGTTTGAGTAATAAGCGTAAAAGACATCACTTCCGCCTCCGTGTTTATTGCTAACGCGAATCCAACCACTATCCGGTAAGGTGTCGGGCAGTGTGTTAGCCGCAGTGATAATGCCGTGTGTGGCATCGTAAGCGTTGAATGCCAAACAATCAACCCAACCGTATTTGTCTTGGCGTTGCGCATCTTGGAATGATGGTAAGAATGAACCACCAATGGCTTTGAGGTTTGCAGGACCCGGCCATGTATTGATAGCCGCCGCGATTACAGCACCCAACTCTTCGCTGTTTTGACAACGCGTTGCATCAATAAGGAATGTATCAGTTGGTGGGTTTGTTTCATCTGCGTCTTTGTCATACCCTGTTGCGACTTGTGAACCTACTCGGAACATAGTCGCGTTAAGTCCTGTTGTAATTACAGTTCCATTGACTGTTGCTGTTTGTGATTGTTGAATGATTGCACCTGTGGTTGGGTGTGGTGGGTTCTTACGAATAGTGTCATCAAACCAAGAACCACCCGGAGAATAACCGCCATCAAGGTGAAATTGCATGACGCTTTGTTTTGGCGAAAGAGTAGCGGAATAAATGGCATTTGTGAATCGTGGTTGGGTTCTGTAATGTGAATACGGGTGCGCGTAAATAGTAGCGGCTCTATCAAGTGTTGAGGTTGTTCCAAAGTGATTTGATACATAGAGCGAATGTAGCGATGATGTTTGATTGAAGTTGGTGTTTGGTGAACCAAGTGGAGTTTCCCAATGCGTAAACAATCTGTGTGACCCGACATCTCTTGTGTTGTAGGCTGTTGTTCTTGGTAAGAATTGGTCTGCACCACCGTTGAGAGTTGTATTGCTCAATTCGTTTGGTAGCCCGCGACCGCCTTCAGTAAGTAAATTGAATGTATTGGTCGCGCCATTTTCAGTCATGTAATGCTTCGCGGCAACAGTCCACTTGCCGGACGGTTCAATTGATGATGCCATCGTTTGACTTTCACCTTTCCAATGCTTAGGTGCGGCTTGACCCGGACCAAAAATAATGTATGCAACGCTGTTGTTGCTATCTGTATATCGCGCATATGGATGAGCAAAACGAAGAACGATTGGTGCAGGTTGTGTGATTTTAACATCAGTGTAAGTCATTAAGTTTGGTATGGTGTGAGAGTTTGCTCCTGCATCCATATCAGTTGAAAGAATTGCATCTTGGTTAGCGAACGGCGGTATTGTGCTTCCGCGCATTTGGTCGCATAATGAAGTTCCGGGGAACATTGCCATCATTGCTGTTGTGTCAAGCAACGCGTATGCACCCATCTTTTCACCGATGTCTTGCATACCCGCGCTACCTGTCGGCCCACTTGCGTAAGGGTGTTCGTTATGCTCGGTGTAGTCTGTTTTGCTACCATCGTTGATGTCAAGCGTGACACCGCTAAACCCTCCACCAAAGTATAGCGGTATGCTGTGGTCTGCGCTGTCGTGCGCGCCACGGAAATAAGTCAGTGGTTCACCATTCTTACTCCCGTCTAAGCGAATACCTGCAATGCGGTTGGTTGTGTCTTTGTAGCGTTGCCCGAATAGACGCAGTGTGCGACTGTCAATTCCCTCAATGTTTTGAGTGCGAGAACCCAAACCGATTTGATACGACACTTCTCTTTGCATTCTCCAAATCTGTTCAATACCTTCGGTTGTGTCTGCTCCCAAGAACATGTATTTATCGCCTATTGGATAAACGAGAACCGAGAACTGTTCTGTCAAAAACAACTTTGTTGGTTCAGTCCATGCAAACTCGCGAACAAATTGTTGAACTCCCGCAGGATTAAAGTTTGGAGAAGCAGGAGAAAGGTTGTTTGTAGCAAATGCGCGATGACGACCAACAGGACCAAGAAGATAACTTCCGTCCGCACCCCATCTGTAATCTTGGTCTTCATATCTCGCTATTGGCGATATGATACCAACTGTAAAGTTTGCCGAAAACGGAATTGCAATCTGTATTTTGCCTCCCGACCCCGGTGAACCAACGACATCTAACGCTTGAGAATGCACTAATCCATATTCAAGCGGTTGAACTATTGCTTCTATTCCTTCTATGACTCCCGCGCTATCAACTTTGAGTTGCGCTTGTCCTTTCGTCACACCTCCTATTTGTAAGTCGTATGTTGTTGAAGACGCGTAGGCTGTTCCCATTCCTGCTGAAACTTCTGTGACTGTAAAAACCGCGTCGCCACTTGCACTTCCACCTGTGAGTAAAAATGAATCACCGACTGAATATCCTGTTCCTGCATTAACAAATCCTGCAAACCCAATTGGTTTTCCAAACTGATTGACTTGCAGTTGAATATCTGCCGCGCCGCTACCTGTGACAGACAAAGGACCGGGGAAATAATTGATACCGGAAACGGCAGTAATTGTAATAATGCTGTCAAGATTGCCCGCAAGAATCTTGAAAGTATCTCCAATAGCATAACCCGCGCCTGTTTCGTAATGATGAACATTAACAATTGAAAGAACAGCATTACCTCCGGTCACAGTGATATTGACTTTACCACCAACACCGTTGCCTGTGATTGCTTCAACATCATAGAAACCGGGTTGATTGTAGCCCGACCCGCCGTTTGTGATTGTAAAACCGCCCGCCTGTAAACCGCCGGAATTAACATAATCTAAACCTCCGGTAAGGACACCATTTACAATTGCTCCTTCGCCTACGCGCGTTTTGTAGCCGTAAAGTGCATAAGTATCTCCAACCTCATAACCTGCTCCTTTGCGAACAAAGTCTTTCGCGAGCCTTGCGCCTCGCCAATCAAAATACAAGCCGTGTCGCGCACCACTACCACTACCCGTAAGTGTGTGTGTTTCGTATGTTTCCTCTTCGTCCCAATTTTGACTTCCGCCACCTGCTGATGTAGCAAACTCTATTGAGCCAATGGGAGCCTCAATCATTCTAATTGGCATGTTATGGAATGTAGGCGTAATGTGGTCGCCACGATAACGAGTATGATAATCTCCGCGCAAATGTTTTCTCCAATTATTGACATTGATTGGATTATTATTGGAATCAACAATTACCGGAGTGGCGGTATTTGCGTTGTGTCCGCGATAACGAGTTGTGATGTTAAGCAATGTTTCGGGCAAATACCCTGCGTCAAACATCATTCCTGCGTTGATTTCTTCGCGCGTCAAACCACCCATATGAGGGTTCACTCCCGCCCCCGAAACACCGCTTGCTGATGCGGAGGTTTCTGCCGATGATGACAGAATACCATAGTCCCTACTCAACTCAACGGTGAATAAATCTTTGAGAGGAAGTATGTTTTTCTTCGGATTAAACGCTTTGATAACGATAGCGGTTTGTGCTTTTTCACCCATCCAATCAGCGTATGTGCGCCCATCGGGAGTGAACATTTCGCTACAATCAAAATACATCACTTCACCATCTTCACCTTCAAAGTCAAATGCCGCCCGCGTTGCCGCCGCCATCAACTCATCGGTCATAATGGTTGTTTGATTGAGGAATGGGCTAATGGTGACAGGGACTTTTGCATCAGCAGTTGAAGTTGGACCTTGTGTGTTAGCATTAAAGAATACATCTAAATTGTCTGCGCTTGGGCCTGTCAATCCGAAGAACGCGTGAGTTCCCGTTTTGGTGTTATGGGTTCTGCTTTCGTAGTGATATACTAATCCCGCAGGTCCAGCATGTTGTGTAACTGCGGTGTTGTTTCCGTCGTCAATCGCGAGCCATATTAAACCGCTATCGGGGAATCCTAACCACCCAAGAACATCGTCCACATCGGGCAGATTATGCCATATTCCGGTATTGTCAATACCACACCCCACTGCTTCGTTCAAAATCAAACTAAAAGGGTGCGCGTAAACAACCGAACCTGTGACAGCCCCAACTGTAATTTTTGCATCTTGTGAACCCCCATCAATAATTAGCACATCACCAACAGCATATCCTATTCCGGGTGTTGTCAACGCTGAAATGCCTGTGACTTGTCCCGAACCGTTTACCGTGACTTGGATTTGCCCTCCACTACCCGCCGCCCCGCCTATCCGAGATTGCATAATGACATCATATGTTGTAGCCGCCGCGTAGCCGCTTGTTCCTGCCGCGCTGATTGTATGTGATGTTCCCGTAAGGCTTCCTGTTTTGAGATTAGTTTTTGGTGATACAGTGACCGAATACGCGCTGTTAGGAGCATAAACGCCTCGGAAAGTGTTGCCTCGCCACGCTTTTTTATGACTTGCTGATGATGGTTGCAACTCTTCAACAGGCGTTCCGCTTGCACCGTAGCCCCACATTCGGTCGCCAATGGTGAAACCGCCTTGTGATACATCGCGGTCATCAAAGTGTATGACAATTTCTTCATCAGCAGTTGGAGGAATCGCTGTGTTTTTGTGAGTGTATTCAACATCGTTTTCGCGATATACATAACGAATGATGTGATTCTTACCAAGATGGTCTGTAAGTTTCAATCCGTAAAGGTCTGTGCCTATACCGAGGTTATCAGCATCAACTTCGTTGGTTGGGACATAAGAAGAATATAATGAAAAAGTGCTGTGGTCGGTTGGAACATTTTGTCCGTAAATGTTGCGGAATCGGTTTTCTTCATCAGCATTTTCTCCGAAGCCCCACTTACCTGCGTCGCCACAAAAACCGGGAATACCTGCGGCGACAATACCACCAAAGTTGATTCTTGCAGACGCAGTAGTGCCTCTTGTCAAACCTTCGCGAACTGCATACTTTTGTCCTTCATCTTCAAACGACTCCATGTTGATTGTGTTTGAGTTGCGACCTGTGGTTGCTTCACTGTTTGGGGTTGAACCCCCTTCGTCGTTAAGCGGTTCAGCACTGTTCGTGTTCAGTTCTTTATCGCTACCAAGATTCTGTGAGTTTTTCGCATCGCCATGCGCTTCATCAATTGGCAAGTGTTGTCGTAGTGTGGTGATAGGAGCAAACGGTTTACCGTTCTTGTCAATAGGCATAGGCGCGGGATGCATGTTTTCGCCGGATATTTCGGGCTGTGAACAGAAAAAATTGCGGAAGTGGCCTCCATGACCGATGAGGTATTGCGGTTTGTATTCTGTTTGGCCTTTGCTATTATCCAACCACGCGCAAAAGTTGCGACCTGTTGCGCCGGGAACGGTGCTGTGAATAATGATTGAGAAACCTTCATTGCCGTCAATGTCTTCAACAACGCGACCTATATGAGCGCGAAGATAGCCCATGTGTGAACCTCTATCGTATGATGTAAACGCGCTATCATCCCAAAACGGAGAGGGGTCATGTGTGCTACCTGTGGTTGCAAAGTCTGCGTGATGATGTGCCGATGTTGGGTCGCTTGGTTCAAATGTGTTTTCGCCACTTGCTGATACTGCGCGCCTGT